GTTTATACACAAGTTTATAAATACTTAGACACAAGTTTTATGTAGTTTTTAGCTGTTTTTGATTTAATAGCGCCCTCTCTAGTTCCTACGTTGTACCTAGCGTACCAATGCTTTTCCTTGTGTGCATAACGTTTGTGAAAGTAACTTAATACTAATGCACCAGATTTTATTGAATAGGCTATATCGTTACTTAATCTAGCTTTGTCTAGTTTATATGCCTTAATAGTTTTATAATTAATCTGACTCAACCCATAGTCTCCAGAATGTTTATTTACTTTAGTGTGGTCGTACATAGACTCGACAGCTAATATAGCCGAAATAATTTTAGGACTAATCTTATAATTTTTAGACTGCTTGTGAATTTCATTAGCCAAAGCTTGAGCATAAAGCACTTTAATTTTTGGTCGGTTAACTAAAATTTGATTGTAAACTAATTGTGCCTCAGTCCGGTCTGCCTTATAAGCCGCCATTAGCTTTTGCTCGGGGCTAAATGCTTTTACGTTAGTAGTAGTAGTAGCTAAAATTGCAAGTAAAATTGTTTTCATTTATCTATTATAGCACACTTTGGCTTTTTTGTAAAATTGACTTGACTTTTTGTTTAGAAGGAGGTATAAATAGGGGCAAGGGGTTAATAATATGGCAGACGAAAATAAATTTTATAAAAGCGCAGAGTTTAAAAAACTTAAAAATACATGGTATCAAAAACTAAAAAAAGATAAGTTTGAGGACATTGAGTGGCACGACGCAATTACTAGCGATGGGGAAAATAGTCCCTACCTTAAGTCGCATTTTGCCCAAAGCTATTTGGGAGATAGGCTTACCGATCAAGAAACTTTAGCTAATAGTTCTCAGTTTCGGCACCAAAGGGCTATTGACCATTTTAATGCAAACGGCGTTTTTGAACACGAAGTAGACCGAACGTTGTGGGATCTTTATGCATCCGGGGCAACGTACCGAAAAATGTCTCAAGAGTTAAGAATTACTTATAAAAAGGTCAAGGCGTATTCTGTGTTCTGGGTGTCTTATAGAATTAAGCACCTTAGGATGTCTATGATTAAGTTCAATCTATCTGATCCTAACGGGCTTAGAGCAGTTGACTGCGTAGATGTTCTTACGGATTATGAAGAGTTTGACGACCAAGTAAATGGAGAAGAAGAATGACTCACAAACCAATAGAATTAGCTCCAGCGCCTCAAAAGTTTACGGACCAATTTGGATCTAAGAAGATAATTATTAAAAGAGACGGGGTTTCTGAGGTTATAACCGTAGCTCCGTTAGAGCGATTGCTTGCAGATGCAATGAACATTATTGGCGCCGAGTTGGCGGTATATCGTGCCAAGACTCAGACAGGTAAGCCGTTAGACGTTCGAGAAGCTAAAGCCGTTCAGGGGTATGTGGACACCTTGGTCAAATTGTCTAAGGAAGCAAGGGAGCAGACCCGGTCTCAAGATTTAGCCAATTTAACTAACGAAGAACTGTTGCAATTAGCTACTGAGCTTGTAAATAAAAAAGATTCGCCACTTTAGCTCTTGTAAATAAAAAAGATTCATGTACCCACTACCTTCTTCTGGGCACAGTTGGCACAATAAGTTAATCAAATTTCCTATGGTTTCAAGTACTTATAGTGTTAAAACGACACAGCCCATAGTGTTAAAACGACACAGCCCATAGTGCTAAAACAATACAGCCCATAGTGCTAAAACAATACAGCCCATAGTGCTAAAACAATACAGCCCATAGTGCTAAAACAATACAGCCCATAGTGCTAATAACATAACGCATGTCTATAAATGTCCAATAACATTGGGTCTTTTAAGTAATAAATTCTATGGAGCAATAACAATGAATCCAGAAAACAAAATCATCTCAGACGTCTATAAAGATCTGCTTGCCCAATATGGCGAGCTAGTCCTGCGTCAAAAGCAGACATCAGCTGCCCTTTTAGACCTTGAATCCAAGCTTGAGTCCCTAAACTACTTTCAACCAGTCATCGTTAAAATACGGCAAGAGCTGGAACGTAAGGTTGTAGAATAATGGGAACTCTAAAACCGCAAGTCAGGCTTCGACCAGCCAACCAAACCGACGTCCCCTTCATATTTAACTCGTGGCTTAAGAGCTATCGAGATTCTGCGGGCGCCAAAACCGTATCTAACACCGTATATTTTGCCGAGCATCATAAATTAATTGAGCGTATAGTTAAAAATAACTCGGTAATTCTAGCCGTTAATGACTCTGATCCTAGTCAAATCTATGGCTACATCTGCGCCGGGCAAACAGAGGGCATTTTTACTCTCCATTATCTGTATGTTAAACATAACTTTAGGAATTTAGGCATAGGCAAAGTTCTGCTTAATGCTTTTGAACACGATTTAGCCACGGCAGGCATATATACCCACCACACAAAAATAGCAGACAAGATTGCAAGCAAATACAACTTTGTCTACCATCCGTACGTACTGTATGCTTTAGAGAGTAATAGAATTAAAGAGTAATAGGAGTAATGCCATGGATCAAATTAAAAATGCCGAAATTGATAAAGAAGCATTAAGACTTCAGTATAACTTTGAACATAACGTCGACTTTAAGAATCGAGTTGTTCGAATCACGTCAGACATTGATGCATATACCTACGATTTCGTAGATGCAGCCCTATCAGAACTTGAATCAATTAATCGCAAGTCCATAACTATCCGTATTAACTCTGGTGGAGGCAGTGCCTACGACTCTTTAGCTATTGTTGGTCGTATTAGGGGCGCTAAGTGCCAGATAATTACTGAAGGCTATGGTCAAGTCATGTCTGCCGCTACCCTTATACTTGCTTCTGGTAACAAACGCCGCTTTAGTAAATACGCTACCTTTATGTGGCACCAAAGTTCTTATGGACTAGACGGTAAACATTTAGATATAAAAAACGTTGTTGAGCAACAAGAGCGCGAAGAACTACTTTGGGCTAAATGGATGGCAGAATTCTCTACCAAAGATGCAGAATACTGGTACAATAGAGCAGTATCTAAAGACTTTTACCTCAATGCCGATGAGTGTTTGGAGCATGGGGTAGTAGACGAGTTGTTTTAGATGATACTAGGACTCGTGGGAACTTGTTTATACATGTTCTGCTCATTAATTCAAACCTATCAGACAATTAAACGCGGAAACACTGCCCACATGTTAGATCTGTACATACTTGCTTGGCTTTTGGGCAATATGTTTACAATAACTTATGTTGTGCTTCACGTGCCAAAACTACCTTTAATAATAAATTACTTGCTAAACTCGATATCTTTAGGTATAATATTATACTATAGATTTTATCCAAGGAGACCCCATGTCTGAACACGATCTAGTATTGAATGAAGAAGAACTTAAAGCTGTAGCGCCAGAAGCTGTAGCGCCAGAAGCTGTAGCGCCAGAAGCTGTACTACTAACGCCCGAAGAACTGGAAGCAGAACTTAAGGCTAAAGCAGCAGAGCTAGCGCAACAAAAGATTATGCGAGCTGAGTATGCTAAGTACATTGGCGACCTTAAGCGCAAGCTAAAAGACCACAGTAAAAAGAAACTGATTGAACTTGTTGGCAACCAAGCTTGGCAGTTTAACAATCTACAAAATATCGCTAAGCAATTGCACGAAGAAAATATCAAATTAAAAGGGGAATCTCATGTTTAAAAAAATCGTATCAATAGGCTTGATTGTGTTTTCAATGGTTACAACGACTTTGTTTTCTTTTAAAGGCTTTTATTTGCATCAAGAATTGCTAATGAGCTATATGGGATCTAAAGGGTTTAAGATCACTAACCAACTTGAGCAAGGATCCGGATCCGGCTCTAGGGTTACTTTGCCTTCGGGCGTTAAGATCATTTTAACTAACCGTCACGTATGCGACATAGCTAAGAAAGGTGAGCTAATGCGAATTATCTCTCCTGATGGAATTAAGGTTGATCGACCTATTTTAGTTAAGTCAGACAAAGCTGACCTTTGCGCTATAGCCGCAGATAGCCAAGAAGCTCCAGGGCTAAAGCTACGACCTTGGGACATTGGGCATCAAGAACATCTTTTTGTTGTAGGGCACCCAAAAGGTCGTCCACAGACACTTAGCACTGGTATGGCTATTGGGTTTGATGAAGTTACTATAGCCTATGGAATAAACATGTTTAATGCCGATGAGTGTTGGGGAGACTTAATTGACGCGCCTCCACTGTTTAAAATGTTTGGCGTATTTAACGTATGTTTTAAAACTTTATCAGCCCGAATTAGCACTGCTCCTGGACAACCTGGAAGCTCTGGTAGCCCCGTAGTTGACTTTTATGGTTACTTAGTTGGGGTATTGTTTGCTGGTGATCCCGAGTCTGCCCACATGAGTATATTGGTACCGTATGAGGATGTTAAAGAATTTCTAAACTCAATCCATTTTTAAACTTTAATAAGCCAAGGATGGCATAATTAATTGACTCAAGGATGGCATAATTAATCGAGCTAAGGATGGCATAACACCCTTAAATTAATGTAATCGAGTTAAAAAACTGCCAGAGTTAGACGGCAATAGTAAACAAGGGACATTTATGAACATCAAGGCAATCCGTACTTATCAAGCAATCTCATTTGACAAACGATCAGAAACATTTTTCAGCACACTAACAGCGGGCAATAAGAAAATAGTAGAATTAAAGCTTCTAGAAAAGCTTATGTGCGTCGAGATCAGGTCTGAAACTGACCACGTTCTTGTGCCGTTTACAAACATTAGTGCTATCCACATAGTTACTCAACAAGCCCTAGATGAGGTCGCTGCTACTGAGGCAGAAAAATTAGGGCGCAAATCGGGCATATCGATTCAAGACATTAAAAGACCTCGATAATTTCCCGTGGCTAAAAACATATCTAAACTTCAAATACTTGCAGAGCTAGAACGACGTCGGGCGGAGGTGCGTAAAAACACCGAAGCGCCGACTTTTGTTATTGAGCAGTATTGCTTTGATAAGCAGATAGCGTTTATACGCGACACTCATAAGTTTAAAACTGCCGTATGTTCTAGGCGTTCAGGTAAGACCATATCCTGTGCCGCAGATCTTATTGATACCGCCCTCCATTTTGCTAAAATTAACGTGCTGTACATAACTCTAAACAGGCTAGCTGCTAAACGAATTATCTGGAAAGAGTTGTTAGACATTAATAAAACGTTTAACCTCAATGGGAGAGTAAACGAATCTGAACTAACTATTTCTTTTGCCAATGGAAGTCAGATCTACGTTTCTGGGGCTAAAGATAAAAGCGAGATTGAAAAGTTCCGAGGCATGGCTCTAAAGAAAGTCTACATAGATGAGGCGCAATCTTTTCGAGGCTATATTCGAGAATTGATTGATGACGTGCTAGTGCCGGCTTTGTTTGACTATGACGGTAGTTTAATACTAATTGGGACACCTGGTCCTGTATGCGCCGGTCCGTTTTATGAAGCATCGACTAGCGGCAAATGGTCTAACCACAAATGGAACATATTAGACAATCCCCACATTGAATTAAAGTCTGGAAAAACCGTAAATGAAATTTTGCGATCTGAACGTGATCGTCGCGGTATTACTGAAAACGACGCAACTTATAGACGGGAGAGTCTAGGTGAGTGGGTTGAAGATTCTGATGCACTAGTCTTTAAGTACAATCCTCATTTTAATGATTATGACAAACTGCCAGTTGATAAGTATGACTACATCTTTGGGGTGGACATTGGCTACGAAGATTCAGATGCCATAGCTGTATTGGCTTTTAGTCAAGTAACTGGTAAAGTCTTTTTGGTCGAAGAATTTGTCAAAAGCAAGCAAACTATTTCTGATCTAGTTGCCGAAATAAAGCGGCTTCAAGCCCGGTATGAGCCAATAAAGATGGTCATGGATGCAGGCGCTTTGGGTAAAAAGATCCAAGAAGAGATCAGACACCGTCACTCCCTAAACTTGGAAGCCGCAACCAAGGAACGGAAGCTGGAGTTCATTAAACTTATGAACGACGATCTGCGCTCTGGTCGGCTTATGGCTAAGTCCACATCTGCCTTTGCCGAAGATAGTAAGCTAGTCCAGTGGAACTACGATAACCCAGTTAATCCGAAAATAGATTCCAGCTACCACAGCGATATAACCGACGCGGTCCTATATGCTTGGCGGGAATGTAAGCACTATATCGATGCCCTAATTGAGCCTACTTATGCCAAAAACAGTAACGAATATATGGATAAGATGGAACGCGACGAGGCGGCTAAGATCCAATCTAGGCACGACGACCCTGAAATGTCAGATGCTATGGAGCAATATGAGCAAGATTTGGAAGAAATTGAAGATATATGGTAAAAGCACTATAACATCAGAACATAAAAGGAGTAAGCAATGTTTAAGACCGTAAGCGAGCTAAAAGAATTTATTACCTGGGCAAAAGAAACAAAACTAAAGAAATTTAAGTTAGATCAAGTTGAGTTTGAATTCAGCGATCTAGCTCTACTATCGGCTTCCGACAGCCTTAAAGAAGTGACAGACTTCGAGCAAAAAGATCTAATCGACACCGAGCCAGTGGACCCAGCAGATGAGAACGAAGCTCTATACTGGAGTGCCCGTTAATTAAATTTATTTACATAAAGGATTAAACATGGCTGAATATTTACAAAATACTGGTTACAATTGGTACAAAGACCCGTCTGAAGAAGTTCATAACGATGTTTTTTCTTATGTTAATTACTTAGACAATAAGCAGGCATACCGGTCTACGGACAATCTGCGCTTTGCCCGACTTTATAGTAACTACGAAATCATGGGAATTGACCCCTACAACTACTTTCGTTTAGAAACGGCTGCCCAAACAAATCATAGGGTTACGCTAAACGTTATTCAATCTATGGTCGATACCGTAGTGGCTAAAATCGCTAAAAACAAGCCAAAGCCGAGCTTTTTAACTGACGGGGGCGACTGGTCTCTGCAGCAGAAGGCTAAAAAGCTTACCAAGTACGTAGAAGGTATCTTTTACGACACTGAATTTTATGCCCAAGCTACTAAAGCCTTTACCGATGCTTGCATATTTGGCACCGGATGTATTAAAATTTTTAAACGCGATGGCGAAATTAAAGCAGAGCGGGTATTTATTGAAGAAATTAAGATTGACGACGTTGAGTCTTATTATTCCGAAATTAGGCAGATTCACCAAGTTAAGTATATTCACCGTGACGTGTTAAAAGAAATGTTTCCAGACTTTGCTGGCAAGATAGAATCGGCTGGATCGCACGAAGCCGCCTTTAGCTCTGGGTCTTATAACCAAGAAGCTGGCGCAATGGTTCGAGTAATCGAATCGTGGAGAGTTAGGTCAAGTCTGCACTCTACCGATGGACGCCATTGTCTGTCAATAAGCAATTGTACTTTATTTGACGAGCAGTACGACAAAGACTATCTTCCTTTTGTTTTCTTTCGTTGGACAGAGCGCCCCGTAGGGTTTTTTGGGCAAGGATTGTCAGAACAGTTGCAAGGCACCCAGCTAGAAATAAACAAAATATTGCGAACTATTCAAATTGCTATGCACCTAGTTTCGGTCCCTAAGTTACTGGTTGAGGCATCAAGTAAAATTGTTACAGCGCATTTGAACAATAAAATCGGCGGGATTATAAAGTACTCTGGAACTCCGCCACAATATGCAGCTTTAGGAGGCATTCCTCCGGAGTTGTTTAGCCATTTAGATAGGCTTTACAACAAGGCATATGAAATTTCCGGCGTTAGTCAATTGTCTGCTCAAAGTAAAAAGCCAAGCGGCTTAGACTCTGGCAAGGCGCTACGAGAATTTAACGACATAGAATCTGAACGATTTATGGCTACCGGTCAACGGTACGAGCAGTGTTTCGTTAAAGCTGCAGAAATTATGATAGATATGGCTAAAGACCTTTATGAAGAGCTGGGTAGCTACAAGATTAAAGTTAAAGGTCGTAAATTTATTGAAACTATTGACTGGAAAGATGTAGATTTAGAAGAAGATAAGTACATGATGGAAGTGTTTCCTACGTCTGCCTTAAGTTCTACTCCAGCCGGGCGATTACAAGACGTTCAAGATTTAATGAATTTGGGCTTCTTGCAGAAAGAAGATGCAATGAAATTACTTGACTTCCCGGATCTAGAAGCAACAACAAGACTATATAATGCTCCTAGTGAAGACATTGAGCATATGATTGAAACTATGATAGATAAAGGAAGCTACGAGCCGCCAGAGCCTTATCAGAACTTGGCTATGGGCGTTGTTAAGTGTCAGCAAGCTTATCTTATGTATAAGTCTCAAAATGCTCCAGAAGGCAGATTAGAGTTGCTTCGTCGTTGGATTGAAGATGCGAACGGGTTAATTTCCAAATCTCAACAAAAAGAAGAGCTTATGCAGCAAGCATCGCAAACTATGGAAAATCCGGCACCTGGAGAAACCGTAGCTCTTGAAAATCCCGAGCTCCCGATCGCGTAAAATAACGTATAGAGATTAATGAATCATAGGGCATAAGCCCGGGGGAAACCCCACAAAGTTATAAATATCTGCCTTAAAATGGTAGAAAACAAGGGAAAAAAGCATGCAAGATCTATTTACTGGAAATTTAGTAGACAATGGTGGCGAAGTTAGCGCAGATACTGAAACCAGTTTAGAGTCCGTAGAGCAGGCAGCTCCGGAACTTTTTAGCGATGATGCAGAAGTAGCTCCAGAAGTTGCTGCGGTCATTGAAGAGCCGAAAGAAGACAAGTTTGCTCTGAAATTTGCAGCATTATCAAGGAAAGAAAAGCAATTAAGGGACCAAGAACGGGAACTTAAGAACAAGATGTCAGAAATGGACCTTAGATTAAGGCAGTTTGATGAAAGATCTAAGCCAGTAGAAGCCCCTAAGCCCGCCGAGTTGCCATTGGAATACCGCTTAAAGCAGAATCCGATGAAAACTTTGGAAGAATTAGGAATCCCATTTAATAAGCTTACGGACATAGCTTTAAATGATGGTAAGTTGCCAATGGAAATGCAACTAGAGCTTATGAGAAGAGACTTGGACGAAAAGCATTCCAAGGAATTACAAGCATTGAAGTCTGAATTATTAGAGGATAAAAAATCCCGAGAACAAGAAAAATTCAATCAGACAATCAATGGATTTATGCGAGAGATAACCGATACCGTCAACAGTAACGAGAAATACGAACTGATTCAAGCCAATTCTGCAGTTCAACTAGTTTATGACGTGATCGAAGCTCATTATAATGATACTAAAAACGTATTGCCTATTGACGAGGCAGCTGAACATGTGGAAAATTACTTGTTTGAAGAAAGCAAGAAACTACTAAACATGAAAAAGCTACAGTCACTGTTCAATACGCCACAAGCGTCATCTAAGCCAGTAGAATCAAGGAGCCAGGCGGTTTCAAAGCCGACTTTATCAAATGCTTTATCGGCGATTAGCCAGACTAAGCAACCGAAACAGTTTTTGAGCGATGATGAATCTAAGAAATTAGCGGCATCATTAATAAAGTGGGAAGATTAACTAACAAGGCAAGGCAGAATCTAGTTCCGTAGGAGCAGATCTACCGGCTAAAAACTTTAAAAAGAGGACTTATTTATGGCTTTAAATTTAACAACTTTCTCAGCAGCACTTAAACAACACTATACTAGTGATCGTATTGAAAACATGGTTTACAAGGATAACCCACTATTCGCTATGCTTTCTAAGTATGAGCAATTTGGTGGAGAGAATCTTAAACTCCCTATTAAATTTGGTATACCACAAGGGCGTTCTGCAACTTTCGCAACTGCTCAAGCTAACAAGACTAATACACAGTTAAAGGCGTTCCTTTTAACTAGGTCACGAGATTATTCACTCGCTTCTATCGACAATGAGACTATCGAAGCTTCTAAAGGTAACAGCAACGCATTTATGGAAGCTGCTACTACAGAAATCGACGGTGCAATTGAATCTGCTACTCGTTCGCTTGCAATAGCTCTATTCCGTAAAGGATCTGGATCTATCGGTAGCGTCGGCAACTCTGGTTTTGCAACTACTATTCTTACACTTGGGCAAACTGAGGATGTTGTAAACTTTGAAGTTGGAATGGTACTTGTAGCTTCTTCAACTGATGGCGGCGGAACAGTGCGAGCCGGGTCTTTGACTGTTGTTGGTGTTGATCGCGATCTAGGGACTGTAACAATGTCTGGCAACCTTTCTGCCGGTATTGCTGCAATAGCTCAATCTGACTTTATGTTTCAGCAAGGTGACTACGATCTTAAGATTAAAGGTCTTGCTGCTTGGATTCCTGATACTGCTCCTGCTCCTGGAGATAACTTTTTTGGTGTTGACCGTTCAGCTGATGCTACTCGTTTAGCTGGCTTACGTATCGACGGAACAGCTCTTCCTATAGAAGAAGCCGTTATTGATGCTGCTGCTAGAATTGCTCGAGAAGGCGGAAAGCCAGATGTGTGCTTTATGTCTTATAGCAAATTCGCTGATCTTGAAAAAGCTCTAGGCTCTAAAGTTCAGTATGTTGATCAAAAAGTATCTGTTGATATCGGGTTCCGCGGAATCATGATTAACGGTCCTCGTGGACTTATCAAAGTAATACCTGATCAAAACTGTCCTGCTAACCGAGCTTATATGCTTTCTTTAGAGTTCTGGAAAATCTACAGCTTAGGTAAATGTCCTAAGATTCTAGATACTGACGGAATGAAAATGCTTAGAGAAAGTTCAGCTGACGCCGTAGAAGTACGCGTTGGTTACTACGCGCAAATGGGATGTCGCGCTCCTGGTTACAACGGCGTAATTAAGTTTTAATTAACTAACTTCGGGAGAGTAGCATTGTGTCTTCTCTCCCTTTTTTTAACACTAGCTCCCGGGAAACCGCGAGACTAAACGGAGAATCAAATGGCTAATAGAAATTACAACAGACAACAAGCATTAGAAAAAGAAATTAAACAATTGCACTTAGATGTCGCTATTGGCGCCGCTGGCGTTGCTACACTTACACGCGGCGTTGGCATTACGTCAATTTCACGCGTATCTGCAGGTCTTTATCGAATTACTTTACAAGACAAATATGTTAGACTAATGGATGTTCACGTTACCCATTTAGCTGTAGCAGCGGAAGATCTTACAAGCCAAGTTAAATTGGAAACTGTGGAATCAACTAAGTTAATAGAAATCTTTACACTTGCGGGCGCCCTTGCAACGGATCCAGCCAGTGGCGACAGACTTTTAATAACTCTTAAACTTAAAAACTCTAGCGTTTAAGGAGTATTTATGATGATGGGCGATAAAGGAAAAAAAGGCATTGCAATTATCCTAGCCGGATTAAAAGGCAAGCCGTCTGAAATGTCAAAAGCTCCAATGAATGAAGCTGGCGATGAAACAGATCACGAAATGGGATACGATAGCGCAACAGAAGAAGTGATGCAAGCAATCGAGAAAAAAGACGTAAAGATGCTAAAAGAAGCATTGAAGTCTTTTGTTGCTATGTGCGGCGACGAAGAAGAGGACACGGAGCGTTCTAACGGTACCGAGGAAGAGAAATCTTCAGACGAAAAGTATTAAAAAATGCGGCGGGGCTGAAAGGTCCCGCTCTTTTCTTGAATGGGTGTAAAATATGAGTGTAACCCTCTTAGAACTTAGAACACAAGCCAGACAGAGATCAGATATGGAGCAGTCCACATTTGTTACTGATTCTGAACTAAATAGTTATATAAATGCTTCCGTTGCGGAGCTTCATGATATACTAGTCCAAGCCTATGGCGAGGATTATTTTATTAAAACTGCTACTTTTGTTACAGTGCCGGGTACAGATTCCTATAGTCTGCTTACTTCAGTGCCTGATAACGATTTGTACAAAATGCGTGGCGTAGACGCTAAACTTGATACAAACGATTTCTATACATTAAAACGATTTAACTTTAATGAAAGAAATAAGTTTAAACATGATGGCGTGTGGAGCTATTTAGGCATTACTGCTGTCCGTTACAGGCTTGTAGGGGACAATTTAATATTTACCCCAAAGCCGGATACAGCTGTTACGGTCAAGTTATGGTATATACCTAAGGCGCCGAAACTAGTTTTAGACGCCGATACCTACAATGACATAAATCTGTATACTGAATACGTTGTGGTCGACGCGGCAATTAAAATGCTTACTAAAGAAGAGTCTGATGCCTCAGTTTTTATAGCCCAAAAAGCCGAATTAAAGAAACGAATTTCCGAAGCATCTTCTAATAGGGACGCAGGCGAAGGCGACTCAATTCAGGACGTTTATGGGGAAAACGGCGACTTTGCCCATGGGCGCAGTAATTAAATGAGCATTATAAAGAATTTTAAAAAACTAGACACGGTTAATTCGGATCTAAATAAGGTCCAAGATAATATACAGACATTTGTAGAGCCGCTAGTCATTAACCCTACGCTTGACGGTAACTTGGTAAAGAACATTTGTTTATTGCCTTTGGTGTCAAACGAAGTAACTCACGGATTAGGGCGAATTCCATTAGGATGGATGGTAGTAAGAAAAAGAAAAGATAGCCGAATCTGGGACCTGCAAGACACCAATTCGACACCGAGTAAGACACTGTCCATAGCTTGTTCTCACGAATGTCAGATCGATATCTGGGTATTTTAATTAAAGGAAATAAATAATGGCTACTCCATTTCTTAACTTGATACTGCCTATCCCTACTGTAACCTTGGGTCCGGCGTGGGCTAGTCAGCTAAATACGGCTTTAACGCTGATAGACTCCCATGATCACACCTCTGGAAAAGGCGTTTTAGTGCCGACCTCAGGTTTGAACATTAACGCTAATCTAAACTTTGGCGGGTATAAACCTTACGCTTTATTTGCAACTCAATTTACATCTCAAGTTTTGGCATTGTCTGGGGCTTTAAATGCAAATAGTGTTTATGTTAACAACGATAACCTATATTTTGTTAACGGCTCGGGCTTAGGCGTTCAAATTACCGCCGGTGGCGCTATAGTTTCTACCCCTAGCGCAGCTCAAGCCTTTGACGTTCAAGATGTTACTACAAGTTTAGTTGTGGGCTCCGGAGATTCGTTTGTTTATTTAACTGTAGACACAGCCGCGGCAAGAACTATTACACTGCCGCTTGTAGCATCAGTAGCCGAAGGAAGAATTTATATAATTAAAGATAAATCTGGATCAGCTCGAACTAACCCAATTACTGTTGTTCCTTCAGGCGCAGATACAATTGACGGCGGTGGTAGCGTTGTTTTAAATTCTGATTACGGAACTTGGATGATAATTGGCAACGGATCCACGTCATATTTCTTAAGTTAATAGGAGTGCTGCGATGACTTTACGAAGATCAGAACTGCCTATATCATTTCAAAATGGTTTAAGCACTAAAATAGATGACAAACAACAAACCTTAGGCTCTTTTTCGGCACTAGAAAATGTTGTTTTTGGGTCTATGAAATCATTTAAAAAAAGATCCGGCTACAATAAAATAGATTTAACAGAAATTACTACAAACATAGTTACGACTGCTAGTTCTATATCTAAATTTAAAGATGAATTGATTCTACATTCGGATACTACTCTGTATTCTTATGCGCCAAATATTGAACGTTTTATTGAAAAGGGATCGTTGTATAACGTATTTCCCCAATCAAAAATAATACACAGAGATACTAGGCAGCAAAAAAATATCGATACTCTTACCGTTAATGGAGTAACTGCATACGCATATCAAGATAGCGGCTACGGCGTAATGGTAACTATCTTTGATCAAACTTCTGGCGTTATTTTACTAAACCACCGGGTAGTGTCTGCAACCGGAGTTAACCCGAAACTAGGTAATATTCAGAACACGATTTATATAAATTATATTGATACGGTAGATTCTAAGCTAAAGTATAAGCGCGTTAATATTTTATTTCCTACTCTACTATCCGCCGAAGCTACGCTGGTATCTAACGTAGACGCCGTTTATAAATATGATACCCTGTCTTTAAACGATAAAATAATCTACGCCTATCAGTCTTCCAATGCTGGCGGAGAGTTAACATTTTTTAATCTTAATTCAGTTAACGCCACATCTTCTACCTTTGCAGTGCCAGGAAACTCCGCATCTGTGTCTGTAAACGTAATGGCAGACAGCAATGATAGAGTAAACTGCGCTTATTACGACGGAACAACAGTAAAGTTTTTAATTCGAGAGCAGCCTTTAAGCTCTTTTTTTTTAAATCCAGTAAACGTCGAAACCGTAGTTAATGCAACTAATACGGTATGCCTTGAATCAGACTCAAGCCAAGGCTTTTATGACATATATTATGAAATAACTGCTGCCTCTACATACAATCACCGCATTCGAGGGCGAAGTGTTGACAGTGTGGGCTCATTTTTAGGTCCAGCGATTAACAGGTACCTGGGCATGGGCATAGCGTCAAAGCTATTTATGGAAGAAACCGAGGTGTATTTTTTGGGGTTGCACGCGTCAACTCTGCAATCCACATATTTTCTTTGCCAACCAAGCGTTTATGGGCGGGTAGTAGCCCGAACTAGCGTTGGACTTGCTGGAAATTTAATTGAAGACAACGGTCCTTGCCGCGTTTCCCCCCTAGGAGACAAAAAATACCTTGTAGGAAACCAGATTAAGGGTAGAACTATCACCGACGAGGGGGAATTTTACTCTCTTTTAGGCGTTAATCAAACAATATTTGACTTTGACTTAGAAGATAACCTACAATCTAAAGAACTTGGGGATAATTTACATATATCTTCAGGATTTTTGGCTATGTACGACGGACTGCAAGTAGTTGAACACGGTTTTCATTTGTATCCAGAGAATTTGACCGCCGGAACCCCTTACGCACTTGGCGGAAATATGTCAAATGGCACATATCAGTATGTTGCTGTGTACATGTGGACTGATAAATTTGGGCAGGTGCATCGTTCTGCTCCCTCTATACCTATTACTGTTACCTTATCTGCTGGCGGGGCAGTCCAAGCTCAAGACATTGAGATCCCTACCCTTAGAATTACAGAAAAAACTGACGTTGTGGTTGAACTATACCGCACTGAAGACTTAGGATCGGTATTTTATAAAGTATCTTCCTCTACAATATTTGATTACAACCTTCCTTTGCTTAATTCTATGACTATAACGGATTATGAATCCGACACAAGTCTAATTAGCAGAGAAATTTTATACACTACTGGCGGAATTTTAGATAACTTTGCTTCTCCAGCTAGTTCTATAGTTGAAATCTTTACTAATCGACTAGTTTTAGCCGGACTTGAAAACCCAAATCAAGTTCAGTATTCTAAAATTCGATTTGAAAACCAGCCTGTAGAATTTAATGATGCTTTAGTAATCAACGTAAACACTTTAGGCGGAGCAATTGAGTCGCTTTTTGCCTTTAATGATAAATTACTTATATTTAAAAAGAGTGCTATATACTTTATCTCTGGTGATGGTCCAAATAACCTCGGTCAACAAGACAGCTTTACAGAGCCCGAACTCGTGTCTGCTGATGTTGGCTGCGTAGACAGAAATAGTGTTGTGCTAACTCCCATGGGCGTCATGTTTAAGTCTGTAAAAGGGCTGTATCTTCTAGACCGCGGTTTGCAGTTAACCTATATTGGAGCTCCAGTTGAGGGATTTAACTCATATCGTATACGCGATGCGGACATTATTGCTGAAAATAACCAAGTAGTGTTTATAACGGATAATCGCATTGCTTTAGTTTACGACTACATTATGCAACAATGGACAACCTTTACGAATCATGGCGGGCAAGCCTCGTTAGTTTTAAATTCTGATTATTACTATCTAAGAACTGACAAAACTTTGTTTAAAAAAAACAATGACATATTTCACGACAATGGTACATCTGTAAAAATGAGTCTTACTACTGGGTGGATGAGTTTTGCCGATATGCAGAATTTTAAACGAGTTTATAGAATGGAAATGTTGGGATCTTTTTACTCTCCGCATAAAATTAAAGTAACGGCTACCTATGACTTTGAAGAAGGCACTGAACATTCTAAAACTATAGATACAGCGGATTTTATTGATATTAGTACTTATGGGGAAGATAGCCCCTATGGCACCGGCACTCCTTACGGCAGCCTAGGTAGCGTATATCAATTTAGGCTTGACTTTAATAAACAAAAATGCGAATCTATAAAGATAAAGATTGAAGACATACAATCTGGTACCGAACTTGGGCGCGGCGCTGAGTGGTCCAACATGTCTTTTGTTGTTGGAACTAAGGGCACAGAGTTTAAACCAAGTAGTAATAAGAAATACGGCACTAGTTCATAATATATATACATTTAATAGGCTGTAGCCAATAGGAAATAAAATTTATGGCAGTTGAAAAAATAAAAATAGCTAAAGCAGATCTGGGGATTCGATTAACCGATACAAAAAATCGTTTATTAGAAGATTTAGAAAGAAAAGCACATGAGGCTCGAGTAGCCCGCGGGGCGCTAAAGCCAGCAGGCAGATTTGATAAAAACCAAGATGCAGCCAATAACGCTATAAAGACGTCTGACGACACGATAGCCGCCATCGCCCGGGACATTCAGTACGTCAAATCTGGCGGCTGGGATGCGGAAGAAACAGCCAAATACGAGGCAGTAAATGAGCCAGCGGCGCTAAAAGCGGATTTAACTGACTCAACTGCAGAAATTAAAGGCACGTTTGAAAAACAAGGTGCAGAAATGCGCCAAATGGGCAAAACTATTGGAGAAGAAAAGTCTTTATTAACGGCTCCTGATAAAATTACGGCTGGAAAAGTTAACAGAACTATAGTGGGCAAGATTAAAACCATGGAAGCCGCTAAGTTAGACCCAGTTGCGGATGCGGAAGCTGCTACCATGGGCACAGTTCGGGACGCAACTGCGGCTCAAATTGCACCAATGTCTCAATCTGAAATTGCCCAAATTGCTAAAACAGATCCAGTACGTGCGGCTAAGATAGAAAGGGCTCAAGAACAACAAGTTAGAGCTCAGCAACAGACTTTAATTGGGCAATTGCAAGCACAATCTGCTGGCGAAGGTCCGTCATTAGCTGGGGCTCAGTTAAAAACTGCCCAAAACCGAAACTTAGCGCAACAGTTAGCTATCGCCGGTCAATCCCGGGGCGGAAATGCGGCGCTTCAACAAAGACAATTGCAACAAAACATGGCGGTATCTGGTCAGGAACTTGCAAATCAATCGGCGCAAGCCCGGATGCAAGAACAACTATCTGCACGTGAGCAGTTGGCTAACGTTCTACAAACTACTAGAGGTCAGGACACCAATCTAGCCACTAGTCAAGCTGGATTAGAACAGGCGGCGTTTAGTCAAACTTCTGCCCAAGACAGTGCAAGAAATTTAACTCAAGGCGGAATAGACGCGCAAACAATGTTGGCTAATACTGCTGCAATAAATAATGCTAAAATCGAACAATCTAAACTTAATCAACAAGTTGAATTAACTAACGTAAAAAAAGATTTGGAAATTGCGCAACAAAATGGCAATTGGCGTCAAGCTGCGAATTTAGCTAATCAAGCAAAAAATCTAACTGTAAGCATAACTAATGCTACGGCAAAGCAAAACGCGAATGCAATTAACGTTCAATCTAGTGCTACCGAAGTTGGAACTCAAGCGGGAATTGATTCGAATATTGCACAAAGCGAGTTTGCTGCTGATATATCTGCGCAAGAAAAAAATCAACAAAATAAGTTTGTAGCTGAAGAACTTGCACTAAAAGAAAAGAGTTTTAAAGACTCTAGGATGGATAAATACCTATCCTCCGGACTTAGTTTAGAACAAGCAGCAGTAGCGACTGATGCAGATTTGAGTAAGTTTATGCTAAATTTTGGTCTGCAAAAACAGGCTGTAAAGACTGGAGAAAGCCAATTTTCCCAGCAGTTACGTCTGAACCAACAGGCATTAGACCAATCTAAACCTACGCGTAAAGCAGGTCCAGGCTTAAATACCGTAGTGGGGGGTCTAAAAGTTATTGGGGGAGCTGCCGCAGCGTATTTTTCGGGAGGCACCTTAGCCGCTCCGGCTATGGCTCTTGCCGCCGATGGCGCGGGTGACATTGCGAATGATTTTTCAGATAAAAGAATTAAAAAAGATATTGAACCGGGATCTGGCGATATTAAAGAATTCTTAGATGCCTTATCTGCACATAAGTATAAGTATCAAGAACCTGACATGCCTTTGCGCGGACATGGAGAGTATGTAACGGTCATGGCTCAAGAATTAGAGAAAACCAAAATAGGTAAACAAATGGTTTCAGATACTCCCACGGGTAAAGTAGTCCACTATGGTAAAGGCTTTGGGGCAATTCTAGCTGCGCAGGCAGAGTTAAATAAACGACTAAACGAATTAGAATCAAAAAAGAAGGGGAAATAACCATGGCTACAGGATTAACTGACGAACAATTATTTGAACAAGTGCCTATGACCGGACTTCCTGAATCGCCTGCCCCTTATTCTGGACCTATGGCTAGACCGGTTGAAGCTCCTATGGCTGCACCGGCTACAGCTCCTATGGCTACAGTTCCTGCACCGGTTGCGCCTTCTATGCCAATGCCGAGTGTGGCGCCTGTAAGTCCAAAAATGCCAAGCACCTTAGCTGAAGCCGGCGAATTAAATAATGAGCAGATAAAACAAAATCTTGCCGGCATTGAAGCTGGATATGAATTAAAAAAGCAAGCTGAAGTCGCAGGCGCTGCCTCGGGCATTAAAAAAGCCACTGAGCAAACCGCCATGTTCGATAAAATGGAAAATACCCAACAAGAGCGCGCAGAGGCTACTCGAAAAAGAAATGCTCAAGATGCAGCCAGTTTTGCAAAAGCCCAAGATGATTTTGTTACCCTGACTAAAACGTTATCTGAAAGTACAATTGATCCAGGTAGACTTTGGAACAATATGAGCACCGGTAACAAAATTGCTACTAGTATAGGAATTTTATTAGGAGGATTTAGTACCGGAGGCGGTAAAAAAGGCTCAAACCCAATGTTAGATGGGCTAAATCTTTTGATTGAGCGCGATATCGATTCTCAAAGAAATGATATAGCTACTAAAAAAGAAGGCGTTCAAAATCAGTACCAATTATATCAAATGATGAGGCAGAAATTTGGTGACGGCGCCCAAGCAGATGCAGCCGCACAAATGGCGGCGGTAGACATTTTAAAAGTACAAATTGAAAAAAAGGCGTCTCAATACGCTGCCCCCGAAATTAAAGAAAGAGCTGCCACTGCTATTGCCGACTTAGAACAAGGAAAGCAGAAATATATGCTTGCTTTCAATGTGGCAACTCAAGATAAAATTGAAAAAGCCAAAGCATTTCAGCAACAAAGTCTGATGAATAAGAACATACAGTCTGGCGCTGATGTTGATACAGCAAGTCTGTCTAAAGAAACTATGGACCGAGCTCAAAGTTTGCGACAAGAGTATAATAAACAAACAAAAGAACTAGGCACTGAAGAAGTATTGTCTAGTCATGGTCAGATAAAGAAATTTGCTGTCCAAGATTCGCCCGCTGCGGACATAGGATTAGTTTATTCATACATGAAAATTCTTGATCCCGGATCTACAGTTCGTGAGGGCGAGTTTTCTACTGCTCAAAATGCGGCTGGCGTTCCTGACCAAATAAGAAATGCTTATAACAAAGCTATGCAAGGTACTCGACTAAACGATAAGCAGCGAACGGACTTTATGTTACAAGCTGATAAATTAGCAGATAATAAAATAGAGAAACAAAAAATAGTTAATGCCAAGTATACTAAACTTAGTCAAGATAGTCTAGTTCCTGCTAAATTAGTTGTACAAGAATACGGCAAACCAGTTGATGCAAATACAGGCAAGGTTGATCAACTTATGAAAAATAATCCCGGATTAACCCGAGATCAAGCACTTGGTGCTTTAAAAAAAGCCGGTTATCTGGTAAAATAAGAGCTAAACCGCTAACAAATCGAGTAAAACTATGGCTATAGATTTAAATAAACTTAATTTTGATGGAATAGAAACGCCGGATTTAGTCACACCCGTTGACGCAACCGCAATTGCTGCTGCGCAATTAGAAATCGATAATGAAAAAGCATTCGGCGCTAGCCCGGTAAAATCCGCACTTGCTGGCGCTGCTCGCGGAGCAACTTTTGGATTATCAGACCAAGCAATGGTTAAATCTGGACTGGTAGATGCCAATACCTTAAAAGAACTACAGGAACGAAATCCTAAAGCTTCAATTGCTGGAGAAATTGCTGGCGCTGTGGCTCCGGCGTTAATTCCTGGCGGGCAAGCTACAGCTGTTGGCGCCGTAGCCAAGGCAGGTTTAATTTCAGAAAAGTTTATTGCTTCGGCGCTTTTGGGTACCGGATCAAAAGTTTTAGCCAAATCAATTGTACAAAAAACTGTGCCTAAAATAGCTGGGTCTGCCGTAGAAGGCGCCGCATATGGATTAGGTCAGTTAGTGTCCGAAGACGCTTTGGGCAAGGCAGACTTTAATGCCGAAAATTTAGTTGCTTCAGCGGGTCTAGGCGCCATAACCGGAGGCGCAACTGGCGGAACAATTGGCGCTCTATTTGGAAAAAAACAAGCACTGGTCCCAATAGTTGGATCAGGCGGAACAGTTAAAGATATTGCATTAAAAACAGTCAGCGTATCTGATCCTAATTATCAAGCATGGAAATTAGCTGGAAAAACACCAACTGAAGTAACAAAATTACTTGAAAAGAATAAAGTCGTATTTAACAATGCTCAAAGCTATCTCCAAAGATCGGGAACCTTGGGCTTGACCGACTCTGCTGCTACGTTTTTTGAAAAAGTACACGCTGATATTGGTCGTATTGGATCTGAAATTGGCGATACTTTAGTGCAGACAGATAGTATATTAACTAGTCGACCTGATTTAATGCTAAACAAGCGGCAAGTAGGTAACGCAATTACGGACCGCCTTGAGGAGCTAAAAAATACGTTTAAGGGCTTGCCTCTTGAGGAAGCTAAAAAGAACGTTAAGCGTATAGATAAAGACATTAAGAACCTAAAATCTGCATACAATAGTTTAGACCCAATTACAGGACAGGAATTGCAGAATTTAAAAATACAGTTTCAGCAGCAAGCCCGGTGGGATAAAACTGGACAACTGCCCGTAGCCGAGAACATAGCCCGAGAAGGGTCTAGAGCGTTAAGAGACCAGTTGCTAAACCTTGCCGACAACGTTTCAATCGCTGCGCCCGAGTCACAGCTGGGATCCAAGTTACGCCAGTTAAATTTAGACTACGGGACCGCAACTGAACTTAGTTCCGGACTGCAAAAGAAAGCTTCAAAAGATGCAGAAAAGGGCTTTATCAGTTTAAAAGACACTTTACTTGCGGGTGTTGGTGTTGCATCTGATTTTACCGGCATTGCCGCAGCAGGCATAGGGGTAAAAAACTACGCCGAATCTGATTTTAGACGAAAGTTAAATATACTAACTAATGTTGAAAAAAATACGGTTGATGTAGCTAAAAGAATTGGAAATTCAGTTAACGATTTTATGTCTGGCACGGGCGGTAAGTTTGCTCCCAGATCTTTGTCCATACTAAATGATTCTTTTTTAACTAAAGATTTATCTCAGCAAAAACCTTCTGGCGCCGAAACTAAGGTGGGAGCTTTGCAGAATTTACAGAAAAATATAGATTTATTGCGCACTGATCCGGAAAAATTAGGCGAAATTTTAATTCGGGCAACTTCGCATTTAAAAGACACTATCCCTAATACGGCAGACAACGTAGACCAAGTGTTTATGCGGGCTCTGAATTTTCTTAATACTAAAATACCAAAACAATCTGCGGATATTGGGGCTTTACAAATCTTAGGGAAAAAGCCATGGCAGCCTTCCAGTCTAGAAACGGCAAAATTTGAACGTTATATGCACGCATTGGATAACCCGTTACAAGCATTAGAAGATTTAAAGGCTAATGCCCTAGCGCCAGAAACCGTAGAGGTATTGAGAAATGTGTATCCAAATTTATATATGCAAATTAAAGCCAAAGTAATGGAAAAAGCCCCAGCAATGGCAGATAAAATGAGCTATAAACAAAAAGCTCAGCTAAGTTTGCTATTTGATGCTCCCGTTGATTATAGTTTTAAAAGCAGTTCCATTAAAGCTTTGCAGACTACTTTTCTGCAGCAGGAAGGACCTACAGGCGGGTCAGGACGGAGCCAAGCCGCAAGTAAGCCTTTAGCCGCTATAGGAAATAGCCAATCAGGGACCGAAGCCATACTTACCCGTAAATAACACCGGTAGATTAATAGTTTCTACCTAGACCTATAAAGTCGCATCCATAAGAAGGTTACCATATGAGCCGAAAACACGTCGTAAAATCATTTAAAATGCTAGATGCAGTCAGTTTAGCCGCTGATCAGACATCTGCAGCCACAAATGTCCTCCAATTAGACAACGCCACTATTCATATTTCTTGGACCGGGACCGCGCCCGTAGGCGCTATTGCCGTTCAAGCCCGAAATGGCGAATTTGACCCTTGGTTTAACCTTAGTTTTGGGTCTGCAACCATTGACATAACTGGAGCCTCTGGCGATCATCAAATTTTGTTTAAGGAAATGCCTTTTACAGATATGAGATTAAAATATATTTACACATCTGGCGTTGGTAACTTAACTGCAACTTTAACTATGAAAAGCATCGGAGCATAATATGGCATTATTCGTATATCCCGCACAACCTATTACCGCAACGGGTTCTGGGTTAGCTACTGAAATTAAACAAGATACTCAGATTACTTTAGCCACAACCTTAAATGCTAAAGATTTTGCAACCCAAGCTACGCTATTAACTGTAAAAACAGATACGGGGCTTTTAGTTGCTAAAGATTTTGCAACCCAAACTACGCTATTAACGGTAAAAACAGATACGGGGCTTTTAGTTGCTAAAGATTTTTCAACCGAAGCTACGCTATTAACTGTAAAAACAGACACGGGCACTCTGGCGTCTGCAGTTACGGCAAGTAAGGTACAAGTAGACGTAATTACCTCTGCATTACCTAGTGGAGCCGCAACTAGTGCAAATCAAACTACTGAAATTGGTCATTTAGCTACTTTAGCCGGGACCGTAGCCGGAACAGAAATTCAAGTTGATGTGCTAACTATGCCATCAGTAACTGTTACCGCTACAAATTTAGACATAAGAGATTTAACTTCTGTTTCTGACTCCGTGTCCGCTGTGCAGTCGGGAACTTGGAATATTACAAACGTATCTGGAACTGTTAGTTTACCTACGGGCGCCAGTACTTCAGCATTGCAGACTACAGGCAACAGTTCTCTAAGCTCCCTTGACGGCAAAGTCCCAGCAAACTTGACCGTAACAGCTACAAGGCTATTAACCGATGGGTCCGGAGTAACGCAGCCAGTTTCAGCTGCCTCTTTGCCATTGCCTGCAGGCGCATCAACCGAAGCTACACTTAGTACGCTAAATGGAAAAGTGCCGGCAAACTTGACCGTAACAGCTACAAGGCTATTAACCGATGGGTCCGGAGTAACGCAACCTGTGTCTGGGACCTTTTTTCAAGCTACCCAACCAGTATCTGGAACATTTTTTCAAGCCACTCAACCTGTGTCTGGGACCTTTTTTCAGGGAACGCAACCAGTATCTGGACCGCTAACCAATACGGAATTGCGAGCTACCGCCGTACCTGTATCTGGACCACTGACCGATACGCAATTACGTGCCGTCGCTGTGCCCGTATCTTTGGCTGCAGTTCCTTTACCTTCTGGCGCAGCAACCGAAACTAGTTTAGCTACAGTTTTAACCAATACTAACCGACTTGGTCCAGTTGACCAACTTGATACTCCCTTAGTTGATATATCAAGTACTAACATACCGGCTTCTGCCTCTAGCCCCACTCAGTTCGTAGCTTCTACCGCTGCTGCAGTTAGAAAGATCATAGTTGTTGACGATATTGGGGAGTTTATTGGTCTGTACACTGGAGCGGCTGCCGCCGAAGTACTGCATTGCATTTTACCACTAGGTGGCGGAGAAATGGAAGTTAGCATACCCGCAAGTACCCGAATTAGCTTAAGAAACATGAAAAACACGGCTTTAACCTTGGGCTTTATTTCGATCAATTTTCTTGGATAATAGCTTTATATTAATGTAACTGGGTAAAGGACTACCCACTAAATAAGAATTACTTACAGGAGCTTTAATGCCAGCCTCGATTTTTAATAACACTGCGGTTAAGATACTTAAAAATATCTTGCGCTTTAAATCTTCCGTTGAAATCATTACCGGAGATACAGACAATCCTACATCCACAGCCAAATCTGCGCCTATAGGCTCTGTCTACATACGCTCGGGCACTTCCGAAATTTACAAAAAAACAGACGCGGGTTTGAGCACTAACTGGTCAAGTCTATCTTCAAGCGTGTTTTTAGTTAGCTCAATATCTGGTAACACTAATGCTGTAGCTAATACAACGTATTTAGTTGACACTTCTGCTACGGCTATAACTGTCACCTTACCTGCTCCAGCTGCAGATCGATATGTCATTGTAAAGGACCGCACTGGTAACGCCCGGCTAAATAACATTACTATAGCGAGAAATGCGGGAGAACAGATTGAAACCGTAGCCGCTAGCTATATTATGAACTCGGATCTCGATGCTGCAATTTTTGTGTCTAATGGAACTAATTGGTTTAGAGCTTAACAGGAGAAACATATGTCATATACCGGAAAACGACCTTCATTTACCACAGCGGCTTTAGTGCCTCAGTCCACAGCTCCAGCAAATTCAATATCTGGAGATCTTTATATTAATGATGGAACTGGCTCTTTAGAAGCTGGAACTTATAAATACAATGGCGCGGCTTTTGTCAGATTAGACAATAGAGAGCCGAATCTAATTATTAACGGCGGGTTTGACTTTTGGCAACGCGGGACTTCATTTTCTAACGTTAGCGGAGTCTACACTGCAGACCGTTTTCGAGTAGATGACAACACAACTAACACGCAACAAACTTTAAGCCGGACTACCACAACTCCAGACGTTGCGACTAATTATTCTTTGCAAGTAACTTGCGATACTGGCGGCGCAATGGCGGCAACAGATTTTTATCAAATACGACAGTTGATCGAAGGCTTCAACATTCGAGGACTAGTTAGCCAGCCAATGACAATATCATTTAATGTTACGGCTACAGTAGCTGGAACTTATTCACTATTTATAGGCAAGACAGGAAATGACTGGGGATATCGCACTTCTTATACCGTAAATGCATCTAACACTTGGGAACGTAAGCATATTACAATCCCGGCTGACCCATTTACATCTGGAGCAACTGCTTGGAATTTTACTACTGGCAGAGGGCTTGTGCTAAACTTTATGGTTGCTGCCGGAGCTTCTCAGCAAGGCGCCGCAAATACTGTATGGGGAGATCCTGCAGCCGTATTTGCCGTAACAGGACAAGCAAACGCTATGGCTACCGCGGGCAATACATTTAGATTATCAAATATTAGTTTAGTTAAAGGCAATAATAATCAGCAAGCGTTTCAGAGATCTGCTCCTACATTAGCAGCAGAGTTAGTTCTTTGTCAAAGATATTATACTAAAAGTTACAATCTTGATACAAATCTTGGAACTGCTACAAACGTAGGCATTGAAAGTTTTTATTCAGACGGGCACCCAATCGTTGATTATAGAAGTATGATCTGGACTTCTAGGTTTTCGGTTAGCATGAGAGCAGCGCCTACAATTACTACATATGATGCTAACGGAGTATTGGGAAATATTCGCGTAGGAAATGATTTTATTGCAGTAGTCGCAGACTTTATTGCTGAAAAATCTTTTAGAGTTATCGGAACAGGACTTACATCTACAGACAGAGCAATGGTTGTTTATCACTATGCTGCTGATTCAGAAATACCGTAAAAAAGGAGTTCAAATATGAAATATACAAAATTAGTTCGAGATTTAGAAATTGTAGTAATTAAAGACAACGAAACTTTCCAATTTTTTCCCGTAACTTTAGACAATGCTCAGTATAAAGAGTACCTAAAGTGGGTTGCTTTAGGCAATGAAGCAGATACCGTCACGCTAGGGAGTTTCTAATGAGAATTATGCAGGATACCGTATTTAGCGGAACTAGCATTGTTGCCGCTTCAACTAATGGTGAAATTGTGCATTTAGATTCTCTCTACGGCTACGCACTTCAAATTTCTTGGGATGCAGTAGTTGGTACGGGAGTAGGCACAATTAGAGTAGACATATCTAACGACGGTCTGACTTTTGTCAATTTGTCTAGCCAAGCAATTAACTCTGACACAAATACTATAATGGTTAACACTGCGGATGTGTTTTATAAGCATTTACGGATTCGAGTAACTCGGGCATCAGGAACTATAAACAGCGCCAGTGTTATAATAAATGCTAAGGGCGTGTAACTGTGAGCAACAAAATAGCAGATAAGTATATCATTAAAAAAATAGATGACGAATACGTGCTGTTTTCGAGAACTAGTGGGCGGAGAGTTGGGGAATTTGACACCCGGACTGAAGCTGAAAAAAGAGAACGCCAACTTCAGTTTTATGAACAAATAGACCGAGGTCAGCCAGAAAGACGTAATCGCAGAGGGAATCGCTAAAAATGGAAAAGTTTCACGTAGACGTTATTACAAAATTAGATAAATTGGATGAACGAATAGATTCGGTTGATAAGACGTTAATTAAAAATACGTCTTCATTAGAAGAGCATATGCGCCGAACAGAACTGCTTGAAACCGATTTGGCTCCGATAAAAACCCACGTTGCGCAAGTATCTGGGGTGTTAAAATTCCTAGTTGCGGTTGCATCGACTACGGGCGCAATTCAGATTATAATTAAATTGTTACAATAAGGATATCTTTATGGCTGAACCAAAAAAAATTCCGAGTTTAGATGAGGCATTAAGGCTTAAAGAAACAATTGCTAAAACTGGCACTACCACTCAAATGGATAGGGCAAACCAGATTGTATTAAATATAAAAAAGCAGCAAGACGGCGATAATTTAGTTAAATCTACGGGCGTTACGGGCGCGGGCGGCAAAGAAGCATTTAAGCTAGCTAGTTCCGAAGATCAAACGTTTAAGGTTAATGTAGGAAAGCCGGAAGTTATTAGTACCAATACTCCTATAAAAACTATAACTGGAACTACCCCAAAATTAAACGAAGATATGTTAAAAGTTGGCGCTAAAGATATATGGGGAACTGCGGGAAAAAAAGCAGCGGGGGCTATAGCCACCACAGCTAAAAAAGGCGCAGAGTTTTTGGCAGGTAGAGCCAAGTCTGCAGTTAGAGGCAAATTAGCCGGCGCAGGCGCATTTATGGCAGGAGTGGCTTCGGCTCTCAGCGGCGGCAACGAGGCATCTGCATCTGATATGCTACAATGGGCGGCTTCAGCGGCACTGCCTCCGGGAGTTCAAGAAGTTGGCGAAGTTGCTCGCGACACTATTGGTGGTTTTAGATCGCCAGAGCAGCTTTTAGAAGAAAAAAAGCAACGCGAGCTGCGTATGGAAATGGGCGAAAGTGACGTAGGTTAATCTTTGCAATAATGAGGGCTTATGAGTAAGTGCGATCCAAACGCAGTACTGCAAAGAGGACCGGATAATTATCAGAACACTACTGCGTATCCAGATACAGTAGCTAGTTATTCGGGCGGCGGCGGTACAGCAGACAACGTTTTAGAAAATGCTTTGTGCAATGCAACAGTTTATGTTGGCGCCGCAGTTCGTATGAGCGGCTCCACAGTTGTTAATGCACAAGCTAATGCAATTGCTAACGCTAGGGTTATTGGGATTGTTATAGCTAAGCCAACCGCAACTACCTGTGATATACAGATGTGCGGTGTGACTACAGCCGTGCTAGCCGGTTTGTCTATAGGATCGTACTATTTTCTGTCTGATGCCACCGCAGGGTTGATTACTACGGTAGTCCCAACAGCTGCCAGTTCTGTGGTTATAAATATAGGACAACCGCGAAGCTCAACAAGATTTTTTGTACAGCTTACGACACCGATAATTAGAGCGGCGTAATGATTATAGCAACATAGACTTAGTGCATAACAAAATAAGATAAGTAAAGGGGCAGAGTATGGCTAGAATGAAAAAAGAAATTGAACTAAAGAAAATGGATTTAGAAGAAAAAGTAGTTTTGCTTCCGGAATTAGAGCAGGAAACTCCTCTAGAGCTGGAATCTGCTGCTAGAATTCGACCGGAGCTTTATTGGGAATGGCGGACAACCATTGAAGAAATGGAAATAGCCAAATTGAAAAAACGTATTGTTAATTTAGAAAAAGAGCTACTTGCAAAACATATAGAGAATCACAAACTTAAGCTAGATTTGTTTAAAGATCACGTTACCGCTGCAGACAAAGTATTTCAGACATCTGAAACTTCTTATCTGGATATGGTTAAGCGTATCGAAGCAGAAATTGGAATGAGTTTGAAAGATTGCGCTATTAATGAATTGTTTGAAGTTAAAAAGTTATAAGAAGTTAGGTTTACAAGACCAAAAATGTTTTTAATTTATAACTTTTTTGGAGAATTATTTTATGGCTCAAATTAAATTACTGAAAATTGGCGCTCTTGGCTTACCTGAAGAAATGGACTCGGCTGCTGACGACATTACGCTACTTTCGTATGTTGTTACTGGTGGCGGACCTGTTTTAGCCGGAACAGGGCTTGATCTTAACAATCAAGATGTATCTGATATTAAGCTTCTTTCGTTTAACGATCCTACAGCAGGATCTATTGTAGTTACTAGCGGAACTCGAAAACCAGATGACCTTATGTTTGATTCTGTTGATAATACAATGGAAACAACCGGGTCTGTGCTTTTTCCCGTAATTACTGACGTTGCTGGGGAAGTGGACTCATTCCGATTGCCTCAAATTGCAGGCGTTCCTACCGCAACTCCTACCGTTTCAGGCGAAGGCTTTTTGGTATGGGATAGCACAGGCGACAGAATGTTTGCTTGGACCGGATCTGTTTGGGATGACTTGAGCTCCGTGTCTGATGCTAACCGTTTGTCAAACGTCTATACTGCAGGCGTCGGCGGCGTTACAGCTAACGACATTCTTTACATATCTGCTGCTGATACGGTCCTTAAAGGTCGGTCAAACGCAGACGCGACAAGTCTTTCGTACATCGGTTTTGCTCGCACTACCCAGGCTGCAGCGGCTAGCGTTGACGTTGTTTCAGAAGGACTGTTGTCTGGCTTTACGGGCTTAACTGCCGGAAGTAGATACTACATGTCTGCTGCAACTGCTGGATTGATTACTGCAACTGCTCCTTCGGGCGCTGGAAATTTAGTTATACAAGCCGGAGTAGCTAAAAATGCTACTAACTTGCACATTAGATTTCAATTTATTGGTAAAAAAGCTCTTTAATTAGTAGCTAAATTCGGATGCGGGGCTTTAGGGCTCCGCGTCTTTTTTTATAGAGTGAAATTATGGTTGACAAAGTTCGCCCCTTAAAATTAGAAGACACCGGAACAGGCAGTTCGTTGGACATGTTTCCAACTGAGCTAAACCCGGCGCAAGATTTTGTTGCTTCTAAAGGACTAGCCTTAGAGGGCTTAGACAATACAACCATCCGCGGCGATGCGGGCGTAATGAAATTTAAAGATTCAGATGTTACCACAGAAACTACATTGCGGCAACTACTTGACGGCGGTAACGGCGTTTCTCCCGGATTTAGCTTTGGTCGGTCTGGAACTACAACTTCCGGAACGTATTTACAAACAATTGCCGGCGTTCCATCAAATAAATCTAATATACCCGTAAATATTACTTTACCTAAAATTGTTCGAATTACAGCTGGAACTGAGGATCTAGATACCTATACGCTCCAAATCTACGAACACGAAGGTAACGAAATTAACTTAACTTTATTGACTTCTATATCCAGTGTTGCGGTTAGGTCTGCAGATTCTGGTGTAATTTCTGTAACCATGACCTCTGGGCGAAGATTAGCTGCATTTTTATCAGCAGGATCTGGCAAAAACCTAACAGTACAACTTATTGTAAAAGGGACTAATTAATGAGTAAAGTATTAAAAAACCAAACCGGGTCCCCTATATCTATACCGGATACAGGAGTTAGCCTTGCAGCGTCTCCGGCTACTTACACTATTCCCCCAACGGATTTCTTACTTTGGGCGGCAAGTTCTGACATTATTACCCAAATCGGGTCCGGAAACGTAATTGTCTCCGACGGCGCCACTAATTTAAGCATTGCTGACGGAACTGCCCTTATTCAAGGCAATTTTCCTTCTACAGTTAAAATAACAGACGGAACTGACACCTTAGACATAACCGCAGCTGGCAGAGTTAGTGTGGATTCTATTGTGGGCACAATTGTACTGCCTACGGGAGCCTCGTCATCTGCAAATCAGGTGATTCAAACTACTGCTCTAAATTCTATTGATACAAAGTTAACCAACAATGCTACAAGTACATTACAAACTGCTGGAAACGCTAGTTTAGTTTCAATAGATACAAAGTTAACCAACAATGCTACAAGTACATTACAAACTGCTGGAAACGCTAGTTTAGTTTCAATAGATGCAGGAATTCCAGCGGCGCTAGGGCAGACCACCATGTCTGCATCAATGCCCGTTACCCTTGCTTCTAATCAGTCTGCGCTACCTATAACCGCATCTGAGGACACGGGGAAAAAAACTTTTTCTGCAGTAATTGAGCTTGCGGCTATAGGCAATAATAAATCAATGTTTAGTATAGTAAACGCAGTGGGCAGCGGAGTAGTAGTAAAAATACGAGAAATTAAACTTATAAACTCTCAAACTGCTCCTATCTCCGGAATTGTGGGTATTTTTAGAACACTAAGAATTTCCAACCATAGCGCGGGAACTAACATAACGCCGGTTACTTTTGACACTGCAGATAGTTTAAACGTAAATGTCACAATCAAAACAAATTCTACCGTTTCGGGAGAGGGCAGCACTGCACTTTCAGTAGCTAGATTTAGTACAGATGACTGGGGTTCCGGAGCTAGTGACGTGGAATCTACCGACCACGCGTTGCAAACTTTAATTCCCCTGTATAGTGATAAACCTGGGTCAAAGCCTGTAACCATAAGAGAGGGAGAAGGGCTAACTATTAAACAAACTTTTAATAGCAGTGTGGGGACTTTTGACATTATTGTAATATTTACAGAGGAATGATTATGAGAAAAATATCTTGGGATAGTTTTAAACAATTTGTTAGTACTAAAAAAGCTCCTGTGCAATTTGTTGACTTTACTACTCATTATTTAATTCAAGCTAAAGACGGGTACTTTGAATACGAAACAGTAATAGTAAAGGATTCAAATTTAGACCAAACAAACTTTGAGTCCGGGATTAAATTAACAGCCAATCAAACTATAATTGACACTGACGGAACTGTAATTACAAGAAATAAAGCAGCTAAAACTGGCTGGACATACGGACTAATTCCTACTGAGTTAACTACGGCAACTGTTGGATCAAAAATATCTAAATTAGTTGACGGAACTGATAGAAACGGAATAACGGTTAAGTTTTATGATATTAACGATGTTGAAGTTACTGACGGCGCTAATGACGCCACTATAGTTAAAACTGTGTTTGACTTTGAGCCTGCCTATGATTACGAAATTATTGGCGGGGAAATAAGCCACATTACGCCTCCAACAACCGATGTGCGCGTATATGTAATTGGGGTTCCGGACGTAGCCGCAATTTATGGAGGATCTAAGGAAATGGCGGGCGGAGTAAACATGAAATTTATAGCCGCATTTGGTAAAGTTGAAGCAGACGGTCGGGTGGCTAAGTTTATGAAACACGATACCACTTATCATACAGGTAAAATCCGATTTATTTTTAAACACGATGCCGGGGTTAAACACACGGTAATGGTGCTTATGAGTATATTTAAGGCGTAGCATGATTATTAAAATTGGGTTTAGCCGCCCTAAAGCATGGTTTAAGCCCGGATCTTGGTTAATTAGACTAAGTGAGGGAACAAAATACAGTCATGTGTACCTATCGTGGACAACCAGCGTAGGCGTGGACATAGTGTATCAGGCATCTCACACCATGGTTAACTTTATGTCTAAGGTAAATTTTGATAAACAAGCTTTAGTTATTGAGGAATATGAAACCGAAATTAGTAACGAGGCGTATAGCCGCTTATTAAAATATTGTTTAACTAATGCCGGCACTGACTACGGCAATAATCAGATTTTGGGTATTGCAATCCAGCGCATATTTGGGCTTAAAAAAAATCCATTTAGCGACGGCAGAGACACCCAAGTCTGCTCTGAACTTGTCGGCTATGTAATTAAAGATTATTTACACCAAGATACCGCACTTGATCTGGATTCTATTGGACCTAGAGACATTAATACTATTTGTCAAGCGCATTTTAAGCGCATAACGTAACTACATAATTAGGAGAACTAAAAAATGATCGCATTACTTTTGACAACACTACGGGCAATACTTAAATCTTTAATGGTTAGTTTAATTACTGAAAAATTTTTAAAAGAAATTATTTTGTACGCTTTAACTAAACTATCTGAAAAAACAGGCAATAAAATTGATGATCAAATTTTAGTAATGGTAAAAGATGCCTTGCATCCAGAAGAAAAAAAATAAATAACTCTAACCAGAGTATAAACATAAAAAGGGGACCAGTAGCGTCTCCTTATTTTTTGGTGTAAAATGAAGCAAGAATTTACCATACACGCAAAGCCTTTTTCCGTTAACGCTATGTTTTACAACACTCGCAACCGGACTACCGCCGCCTATAAGACTTGGACCGAGCAGATCTTTCACCAATGCGACCAAAAAGACATCACCGATAAGTTTTTAGAGCTCCGAAATCAATTTGACCCGGGGTCTCAGGGATTTAAAGTCTCATTTAAATTCTATTATCCTAAGGCTATTTTGTTTAAATCTGATGGAAGTCTTAGTTCTAAGTGTTTTGACCTATCTAATATAGAAAAGCCCCTAATTGATCTGCTGTTTTTGCCTAAGTACTATAGCGAACCTGCCCCTTACGGCTTTAAAAACATGAATATTGATGATAAGTACGTAGTGGGACTGAGTTCAGAAAAGTGCATTAGTCCAGATGACAAGCACTATATTAACGTATTAATTGAAATAACTAATTTAGTCTAAATCAATATTGTATAGCTCCATTATTTCATAAAACTCTGCTTCAATGTTTGCAGCTTCTTCGTTATTTTCATACTTTCGCTTTTTTCGCAACACATCTCTAAAGCTAGTTAATGCTACACTTAGCCTCGGCGACTGTATTGCCAAAGAGTGCAGATACTTATCGTCTTCATCATCTAAATCATAAATAAGTTTTACTTTCATTGTCCAAACTCCTCGTCAAGAATAAACATCATTAGTTCGCCCGTATGTTTATTTGCAGTAATAATAAAATTGCCATGAACGTCAATTAAATCCCGCCAAGATTTAAAACTTTTTGGCAAGTCCCAGTCTTCAACTAAAGCATATTTTTCAGACAGCTCTAGATCAACTTTTTGCAGCCCTTCGGAAAATCCCAGCATTTCACTTCCGTGCAATTTTTTTAATTCGTCGAACCTTGTTTGAAACTCTGCCTTGTACTCGTTTAACTTTTCTATCTGAATTGGCAGACCCGACTGTCGTCCCACAACAATTTTTTTCTGTCTTTTCATTTTGTTTTTCCTTACTAAATTTGTTTAATCGATTAAATATTACTACTATGCTTAACGTTATTACTGCTGCGGTTAGAACTGAATCGATCATAAATTACTCCTTACAATTGTACTTAGTTGATTAAGGTACAAAGCAACTTTTGTTTGCCTAAATGCCGGAACTCGACACTCCCCTATAAGTCTATTATCCACCATTTCTTTAACATTTACAAGCCCTAAAATATTAACTTCATCTCCCTCAACTTCAGTAAACAACAAATAGTCTTGGGCGTTAGGGCGCGCTAACATGGGGTCGGTTTTTTGCAGAATCCAGCTATGCCCATAGCGTTTAACGGATTCGCTAGTTTGGCTTTTTACGTGTATTTTAATTTCTGAACCTTGGAGATCGGCATTAAAATTCTTTTGTTTAGCCGCATAAAGTTTAAGGTCTGGTTTGCTGACTTTTACCCCAATAGATAGCAGATACTTGTACGCCCCGTACTCGCCTATAATGCCCGCCAGTAGGTCGCTGTGTATCTTGTATTTGTCGGTAGGAGCGCGCTTCATATATACTTTTTCTGAATTAGCCAGCCGTGCTCCAGCAAAAAGCAAGCACTTATCCATAATATATTTACTTATTTTTATCTTCATGTCTATCTCCTTTTTTTCTTGTGAGGATATATACCGCCGATACTATTAAATTTTTAGTAAAGGTCGGAGCTTGAAAGATTAAATGCAATAAACAAATTAAATATATGCCTAACTTCATTCGTAAAACTCCTTTTGACAATCTTTGCAAATTCGTTTTCTAATCTGGTATTTTACAATTGCGTCAATTGCCACATCTACAATATACCAGAAAAAAACAAAGGGCGCTACAAACAATAGCATAAACAGTATTCTAATCGCCTTCATGCAGATCTTCCTCGTGTATGTGCTCATCTACTAAGTTATTAATTAACGCCTTGATTTCTGATTTTTGCAAATTATCGGAATCTATAAAATCATAAACTTGTAATAAAATTACTTTAAGTCTGTCCCCTACATTTCGTTCTTTTTTATAAATAGTTTGAGTGTGCCAATCATCTCCACACGAACGTTCTCCACAATGAGAGCAGCCTTTAGCCATAAAGCCCCCTAATTAGATTAGTATTACTAGCACCAGTAGCACAGACAAAAACACGTTCATTACTGTTTTCCCAGTTCCGGTTTCTCTTAACGCATCAATTTCATCTTCTTGGTCGGCTATGGTGTCGTTCTGCACTTTTAGGATTTCGTTTTGTATAGAAATTACGCCTTTTTTTGAATCAACTGAATCTAGGCACTTATCTAGCACCTCTTCACACCTCGTCTCCTGGCTTTGGCTTACTTCGATACTTAGTAAGAGCAGAGTCAAGCTCAGAATCAATAGCACTGTCTTTTGTAGTAAGGTCATTTAGTTTCTCCTTTTTTTGTTCTAGTATCTCTATTTTAACATCTTTTTCATATTTTTGGAATAGCCCGATAATATATTCTTTAATCCACATAATTAAAATAGTTAATAGCCAATTCATTTTATTTTCTCCAACGTTTTAGCCAGTTCTGTCCATTGTTTAGACAGTTCCAGTATTTGTGCCTTCATTAGGCTAGCTAAAAAAACAACCCGCTCATCGGGGGCTAGACCCGCCATAGCTATATTTAATCTAGCCTGATATTCGTTTAGTTCTGGATGTTCCGCTAGCAATTTTTTTAATTCAATAATTTCTTTCATCTTTGGTCCTTATATGCTGGGCACCAATGAGCATGAAAATTTTCAGATCCTTTGACAAAATTAGCTCCGCACTCGCACGTAACGCCAACCCCGTGCCACATACGCAATTCGCGTTCTTCGGTCCACCAAGTGTGCGTGCCTTTTTCCCTATCGTCAATAACCTGAATTAAATAAAAATTAGTGCCGGTTAACGGGTCCACGCCCGAGTCGTCAATAATTTTGCATCGTTTGCCGTAGTAATCGACTGTATCGCCGATTTTAAATAAACTGTATGTCTTAACTTCGGCTAACCAGGCTGCTGCCCATTCTGCTTCTGAAAGTTTACTCATATTGACCTTCTTCTATAAATTGGGTTAGTATTTTTTTAGCCTCTTCCTTTCCAACAATATCTAAATATAGGTCAAATCCGGAACGAGTCGCATCTAAACATTTATTAAACTCATCATTATGCAGGGTGTCTCCGTGCTCCAGTTTTGCGCCCGGACCTTCACAGTTTTGAATGACATTAGTTACTGCCGTAGAAACCTTTCTGGCTAATTCCATATTTTTTGCTAATTCATCTGCCCACGACATATTTATGGAAGGTAGTTTTATAGATACCCTAAGACCGCAGCCATAAAGTCCTAAACTGATTACCACTAGTCTAATATAGAATTTCATATTTACTTTACCTCTCCGTAGTTTATACCAATAATTGGGTCTGCTGTCAATGGCGCATCTAAAGTAAGGGTATTTTCTAAATGATGTTTCATTAGTTTTGCTACCTGGTCCGCTTCGCCGTCAGGGCAGCGTACACAAATTTCATCATGAATGTTTAGGCAGATGTAGGCATCTAGGTTATTGGCTTTAAACGCCCGAGCTAGGGCTATACTGGCGGCATTAACGATACTGGCTGCCATGGACTGGATTGGAAAATTCAAAGCGTTGTTTATAGCCGATTTTTGTTTTCCCGACAATTCTTTAAGGTAAACATAGTCTGAATTAGGGACCACCTTGCCATCCTCGACCTTTACTTGGGCTTTCTTGCGTATCCAGCGTTCATCTAGGATATTATCGCCATAGCACTCGTGTATGCGCTTAAGATTGGCGTAGTGGCGCCTACGACCGCCTTTAGAGTCCACAAACCCGTTAAACTTAGCCGATGCGATAATAGCGTCCATCCTTATTTTCAGTTTAGGGTATTTTCGAAAATAAGAGTCGATTATCAGGGCGGCATCGTCTGTATCAACATTAATTGTTTTGGATAGCTTAAACGCCTGCATGCCGTAACGGATGCCAAGTCCATAAACTTTAGCTGCTTGTCTTACTTCTGGTTTATGCTTTTTTAGGAACATTGGGGACCTTTTATCGGCAGAGTAGTCGGCTAGCTCAGGGAATATGTCTATTGCCACGCGGGAATAGAAATCCTCGTCTTTTTTAATCATGTTAAGCAGACTTTCATCGCCGGCATCGTCAGCAAAAACAACAACTTCTAGGGAATTGTAATCGGCGTCAACAAATTTATACCCCGGTCCGGAGATAAATAGACCCCGGATCTGATTACTATAGGCTAGCACCATTGGAGGCAGTTCTCCAGCTTCTTTGAGCCTAGGTAATTGCTGCATATCTCCGCTAAAACGCCCAGACGTGGTGCCGTGCATTAAAAATGAAGGGTAAAAAATACCATCTTCTTGAGTGTCTAAAAATCGATCAACGTACGTGCCTAAAAGTTTAGCAAGTTTATTATACTGCCGAAGCAAATCTGCCCAATTGTATTTAGTCGCCATTAGGTTGAGAAATTTATCATCTACTTGCGGCGCGCCTTTTTTGGTCCTAGACACGGGCTCCTCGTGCAGAGTGTCGAAGAAGAGTTTTTTTAAATGGTGTTTGCTTTGAAGATTAAACATGGGCTCGTTGCCTTGTCGGTCCGCTTCCCAAAGTTTTAGCTGCACTTGCCGCACATCAGACGCGGATAAGTACTCGCCTCCAAGGAGATAATTTTTATACGGAGAGGGGGCTAATTTTTCTATTAATTTTGGAGTAATGCTGTATTTACCGGATTTGGTGCGCGGCAGCTCTAGGCGAAACATTTCTGCCACACCTTGGGCAAAGGAGCCTGTTCGCTTTGCCGGGTAATCTTTATTAAGAAACCAAGCCTCAAACAAAGCTAAATTCGGCTTAATAGCTTGCTGCACATTATTTTTAAGTACGGCTATATCCATAACTAAATCTACTCTTACTTGCTTTACTCGCTTAAGATCTAATGGAATGCCGCGTCTTTGCATAGGGAATACTACGTTGGTGTACAACGGCATCACCTCTTTGTTAAAAAAGAAATCAGTCAATTCTTCGCGCTCGAGGATTTGCAGATAGTGTTGGTACACGCGGTAAGTTAGTTTACAATCCTGTTCACAGTATTTGGCAACTAAACTCATTTCTGCAAACCATACTTGCCCCTTAGACCCGCCATTAACTTTAACCGAGTCTGCCATGTCTTTTTGCTCATCAGCGATGTGGGCGCCAAAAAGCATTTTAGCAATAGGCTTTAAACCAAAGGGGCGCTCTTCTGCCACTGTGTGCTTTAGCAGTACTGTATCGCAGTATAAAGCCGGAACCAAGTCTACGCCAAAGTAGTTACGCGTAGTTTCTAAGTCAAACCATGCATTGTGGCAAATTATTTTTTTACTTTTAAGCTTTTCTAGAATTTTTCTAATCATGGAGTAGTCAATTTTATTTCGGTATTCTTGCAGCTCTCCAGATCTGAACTCGTGGATGGGCACGTAAAAGCTAGTTGAGGGGGATGTGGCAATGCCAAAGCCAATAATTGCTACCTTACGTACGTTTAATCCATTGGTCTCAATATCGTAAGTAACTTTGTCTGCCGAATCTAGGGCGTTCATAAGATCTTGAAAGGCAAGGTATGTGTTAACTATCATTTGTCCACCTATTTTAGAAACTAAGCTATTGTATGACTAAGTTATTGTATCACATTTTGGGGAATAAAAAAAGCCCCCTGAGTAGGAGGCTTTTTAATCGCGAGATCACCATGTAGCTTTTATGCTACAGCAAGTTTAAATTGATGAGCCGATTTGCCCTTTAATTTACCCTTGGTTATTTCTTTCTTACCTTCGTAACTTAGTTGAACATAGTCCCCAATATTGATTTTTTCAATCTGGTAAGCTAAAGATCCTGAATGATTAACAATAACTGTTTCGCCTGATTCTGTCATAAATTTGTAATCGTTTTTTCCTTCATCAAATTTTGAAGCTAGAGTTCCTTCAAAAGTTCCTTCTAAAATTACTCCTAGTACTTCATTTTTTGCCAGTTCTGCTGGTCGAATGAATCTAAGATTTGATTTTGCTTCATTTACTGGCTTAAATTCTCTGCTTAATGACATGCGTATTCCTTTGGTTAGGTCCAGCATTATTGCCGGAAATTTATTTTACCGTACTCCGCCGAGTACATTGTGAGTATATTACTTTTTAAACACTTTGTCAACAATAAATTTGCCTAATTTTAGCACTACATATGCCCCGGCTAGGTATAAAGACAGTACTATTAGCTGCCCAGTAACTAAAGCCGTAAGAACAATTAATAAATCACTATTTGATATCGGAAACATTTGAACTCCTTTGTATTAAGTCTAATAACTCCGGATTAGCTCGGGCTATAACTGGTTTTAAGTATTTTTGCCATTTGGCACTATGCGGCTGGCTAAATACTTTAAGCACTAAATCCCGGTCTAACTCCGTATTATTGTAGCCTATCATAGTTTTAATTATGTCGCAACTGAAATTAACACTATGCGGTTTGTTTAGGACAAAAGCAATAATAAGTTTGTTTAGTAAGAACAAATCAGGATCCCGCTTAATTCGGTTAGTTAGTTTAGTTAACTCAAAATACCAATTAGCAGAATGGGAACGAGAAAATGAGTACTGGATTAGGTCTGCTAAAGGGACAAACTCAGCACGGTTAATAAACTGCCTTAAACTACTTGCAAAATTAACGTAAAACTTATCGGAAAACACGTACTTAGCTATAGTTTCCATGTCATGCGAATTTCCTTCTTTAATTATAGCTTGAAGCTCATCTTCGGTATGCATTCTCATAAATACTCCTTAAATGTCTTTTTTTTCAAATTCTTTGTATGTGGATTTTGCTCCGGTATATCTATCATCTAATTCTGGACAAGTTGTCTGATATTCGACTAACATTGCCAAATTTGTCAAACAATGGGATAAATGCAGCTCGCCTGTTTCAGCATCTCGGTCTTCTCCTTCGGCGTATTTAAGCAGATGACGCATGGCACACTCATAGGGGATGCTGTGCTTCATTCCGCGTCTCCAATTGTTTTTTTCATACTTCTTAGCGCCGGCTTCAAAAACGCGCGCAATGGCGTATAGCGTGCTTGAGGGGACCATAGATAAAGGAACTTTGCCAGTATTTAGTCGTTTTCCGCCGCCGTCTGCTTTACTCATATGCACCGTCCTTTTTTATAATATTGTATCACAGATTTGGCTACACCGAAAGTATTTCGTAATCGTCTAATTCTTCGATTTTAGGAATTTCGGCGCTTTTAGGATTAGACCAGTCACCAGACTTTAAACAAGACTTGTATATGGCTAGAGCTTCGGCAATCATCATCTTACCTTTGTTTAGATTCTCTTCACTAAGTCTAAATACTTCACATTGATTTGATGATTTAGATATAGCCACAAAATAGAAATCAAACTTTTTGCCATAAAACTTTTCCGCAACCATTAGGTATAGAGTTGCAGATAGGTTGTAGCCAAATTGCTCCACTGTTTGTTTAAACGTGTCAAGGTCCACCCCGTAACCAGAGGTTTTTACATCTGCAATATAGCCTTTGTCCACATTTACATAGTCGTAACGAACTTTTATAGGAACGTCGCTTAACTCTTGGCACAGGGTAAACTCCGAAGCCCCGCCTTGAATCATGGACACCGCGGTTTTGTTTGCCAAAAACGATTTATAGTATCGATCGCATCTGACTTTTTGCGGCTTAGAGACAATTAGTTTACCTAGATTCTCAGGGCGGTTTTTAAACTCTTCCCACTCTTTGCCGCGCTTAGTCCAGCCTTCCCACACAATTATTTCTGTGTTAATTATTTCAGGCTCTAATATCAGAGCGTGTGTGAGTGTGCCTTCGTCAAACGCGGGGTTATCGGGCTGCTCAACTTTAATGCCAAGAATTTTCTCTTTATGAAACTGTTCCCGGTCTTTTAGCAGCATTTTTAAATTAGATGAACTTAAATGCGTTTTGTTTGCATGGTAATCTTTGTTGGAAATGGAATTTAGTCCGGTAACTAGCATATTATCCCCTTAACCAGTGTCGAATGTCTAGACGATCGCTTTCAATGCTAAGCATTCGGGCTAGAATTATTCGTTCACCTTCTGACATTTTTGAAATCATAAGCACTACTAACATTTTATCATAAGGACTAAGGCTGTCAAGTTCTAAAAATTGTTTCTGTGTCATTGATGGGTCCAGGTTTTTTTTTCTCACCGCTCTATCCTTTTGCATCTAACACAGTATGCTATTTTTATGCTGGCATTAAATACCAGCCACTTATGTCCGACCACCTGGCATATTAGATTTACTATTAACTTGTTTAACTTTTTTATCATAACACATCCTACATAATCGCTCAAGATATGAAGTCATTAGCGTTCCTTCATAATCTCGAAGTTTAGCCACTTTGCCGCAATGTTCGCAAGTTTCCCCATCGTCGCTATTGTTTTTAATTACAACGGAAATTGTTTGTAAATGCATTTTATCTCCCTGTTGAGCCAAACCCACCAGTTCGGCTAGTTTCGGTTAATTCAGTTACTTCAGTTAATTCAACCTTAAGCACAGGAACAATTACGCCTTGAGCAATACGATCGCCTTTGGCTATAACAAACGCTTTGCCGTCGGGGTCCGTGTTTTCTAGCATAATAAATATTTCTTCACGGTAATCAGAATCTACGGTGCCGATGCCGGGGGCGATGCGAAGCTTAGTCTTAAGAGCTAAGGAACTTCGCGATCTAATCTGAAGTTCGTAGCCTAAAGGTATTTCCATAGCTATTCCAGTTCTAATTAGCCTAGGAACACCGGGTCTAATTTCTACACGCTCAATTGCTGCAAAGTCAAAACCCGAACTGCCCTCGGTTGCGTAGGTAGGCAGAGTTGCTCGTTCGTCTAGTTTTTTAATATTAATTTTCATTTAGTTGTTCTCCGTCATTAAGATGAATGTCATGGGCAACTTTGGGTCGGCAACGTATTTTCCACTCTGATTTGCCTGAAGGGTCCGGCTCTAGTTCGTATGTGCATGTTTCTGCTACCGGGCGTGTTGCGCACCCTTGAGTCATAGCCATTACTGCACCAATAAGTAGTAGCGAATGTAGTATGTACATCATTACAGCCTCCCATTTTTTAACTTATCGCTTTCAACTAATTGCTTGATAGTTTCCTCAAGGCTTTTTTTGTAATCGCTTCCGTTTGGAGTCCGAGCTAAAATTTCGTACAGCTCTTTTAAAATTTCTTCGAGAGATCTTTTTGGCTCCATTGGCTGACTCCTTGGTTTTCTTCTTAGTATTTTGTCGTTCAATGCCTAGCTCCTCGCACATAAGGTTTACTCGCTTTTCCAAAGCCCTTATTTCTTGCTTGTTCATATAGTCCTGTCCAATTCTAACTTAAGTTCTAGCAGTTTGTCAAGTATATGCATGCCTTTAGTCGAATCAGATACGTCGCCGCCAAACTCGGTCATAAGCAGTTCCTGATAAGCTGTAAGGCGTTCCAATTGAGTTAATTTACTAAACATGGGATCTGTACAAATAATACACATATGGGCTCCTTTTGTTAGATCTATTATACGTTATTACCAATGCTTTTACAAATGTTATCGCGTTTTTAATCTAATTCCGTATAAACACACTACGCCTTGCTCATTTGATCTAGCAAACACTTTATGCCTATTAGTTAAATATACTTTAATTTTCTTCATCTTATCGTTGCCAGACGTCGGGTCAATCTTGTCGCATAGTTCAATAAATTCTTGATTAGTAATACAACTGTCTTTGTCTATCTCTAGGTATTTGGCAATAAATTTTCTTTCTGTTTTCGAATACTGATCGACTATTGATTCTGCCATCCCATAATCACAAGGAATCATTTCGTGCTCAGGGCACAAAGTATTGTACGCTTCTCGACATTTAAATAAAACATGTGGAAGCTCTGCCTCGAGTTTTTCCGCGTAATTGGCATCTTTAACTCTATCTATCTCTTGGACTATGGGGCAGTAGATAATACGCCTTAAATTGGCTTTCATAGAGTCAAACTCGGGCTCGTGGTTAGTAAGAATAGCAACTTTGAGCGGAAGTTTAGCAGAGTATCCTGGTTTGCCTTTAGGGTTAATAAAATGGCTATCTTCCCCAGTAAACTTTTTAATTGCGCCTGACATAAGCAACTTCGGGTTATTTTCGTCACTAAACACTAAAAACCGTTTACCAATAAGAGTTGCTGTAAAGTGCGAGCTCTCAAGATCTTTACTTGATGCGCCTGCATATGATGAATCTAGTAGTATTTGCATTAATCTCATTACACTAGACTTTCCATCGCCCCCTGCTCCGTGCCAAATTAATAACTGCTGATTGTAACTTTTCTTTTCTAGCACAGACCACAAAAAAGCTTGCAATGGCAGAGCGTTTGCGGTAGCACTCATAATTTTATCAAATAAAGGCGTAGGTCCGTCGTTTATATCGATTGTTAAATGTTTATAGGCTAAAGTTTTTCGATCGTTAAGCGATACAATAACGGGCTCGCCCAAGGACGAGGTCTGACTTCTCCATGTATCACACAGCTTCTTATATTCTACGGAACTGTGTTCGTAATCTGTTCCTACTGCCTGTTCAGCATAGTAGTCTTGCACCGCGTCGGCGGATACCAGCTTTACTTCGTTTTCTCCAGTTATCGCTGCTTCAACTTTACCCGCTTGTTTATCCCTAATTTCGGTTACTACGACAAACTTATCTTTCAATACGGCAATCACATCTTCTTTGGCTTTGTTGAAAAAGTCTTTGGCGGTCATCTTTTTTCCAGGTCCGCCTTTGATTTGCCACCTATTGCAGGTATCAGATATTTGGATAAGATCTGTCGGGTCAAGGCTCATGCCGTATTTCGATAAATAATCTTCACTTATCTGCACTATTTCTTTCTCACTTAAACTGGCATCTCGTAACCAGCCCCATAGTCTGCGCATTTGTACGTGCCAAGAGCCATCTGCAGGTGGCTCGGAAGCTAACTGTATTAGGGCGGCGGGGTTAACTCGTTTTAACTTATCGTCAAGTACAGGCTCGGTCGGGGGCTTTAGCAACTTTGCTTTATCTTTAAATTCTACTTTTGATGTAATGGGGGTAATCAATAACCCTTCTTGATTAGAGGAAAAAATAGAGGTAGAAGGAAAAAAATACCTAGAGGAATCCTTAGTCGCGGGGTCTACGGCGTTTTTAAACAATTCCTGTAAATAAAACCAAGTATTTTTAAAAGTTACGTTTTCTGTAATGGGCTGCGAAGTAAACAAGATTACTCGAAATCTATCGCACGTAATTCCGTTCTTTGCTTTTTGGTTATTTCGGGTCGGGGCTATGATATGCTTATAAGGCTCTGCAATGGCTTTTGCGGCGTTTAAACTCATACCCCCGTCAATGTCCAGCCCGATCATGCTAGCCGCCTTAAAATCGACTGCCAGGCGCCTATTTCCCGTAAAGGTTGCCGGCGACCAGGAAGCGGTGATAATGTGGCTTTTTAATTTATCAAAATCTACTTCAATTTCGTTAACTTTTCCCAGATCTAGAATATTCCCTTCGTCATCTCGTTGTCCTGTTAGTTCAGAAACGCGGTAAGTCTCCATGTTAGTATCTCCGTTCAATAAAATTTAGTTAGTGGACTTTGGACTTACAGATATTATATATGACTTCTACTGTTTAGGCAAGGGTATTGCTGTATATATTACGCACTCTAAAAAAAAAATAAATATCAATATATATTATATAATTATTAATAATAAACTTTTTTTTTTTTTTTTGTGTTTATTCTACAGCAATAGGTACCCCTTTCCCGTATAATTAAAATCTCCCTAAGTGGTAACCCCCTAATTTTACTAGACGAGGCAAAAGTCACCCGCAATTAAGATTTGTTTAGTAAATAGATTTTATTTGGAGAAATTGATTTAAGTGAATAGATTTTATTTTGTAAAAGCAAGGCAGCAGTAAACAATTTTTATTTAAGGGAAGTGGTTGTGGGTAAACAGATTTTATCTAAAGGTAAACAGATTTTAGCTAAAGGTAACAGATTTTAGTTTAGTTTATGTAAACAGATTTTGGCTAAAAGTGAGCAAATTTTAATTAAAAGGTAAACAGATTTTAGTTTAGGTAGACGTTTTTCTTTGATCTATCTGTCAATAAAATATCTAGAGCTAGAAAAGCATTAATAAAAGAAGTTAGTTTAATTTCTTTAAGATCAAAATAAAGGATTAAATGGTTTTCATTTACGCGCTTGATCAAGTAGATCTTAGTTCTGCACATGACGGTATAGTAGCCGTCACTTTTTGTCACTACCATCATCGGATTGTACATCGTCCTCTTCCTTTTTTGATAAATACATTCCGTTTCCTAAATCTCGCATATCCAACTGTTTCAACATGTCTGCAATATCTTTAGCCCTTTTAATCATGGCTAGCCGGGTGTCTATAAGTATATACGCTTTATGCCCTATCTGCAACAAAACCGCATAAACTAAATTTATGTGCACTTCATACAGCAATGCCACGCTTATGGTCAGAATTACTAGTTCTATTATTATGTCCAGTGAAGTGATTTTTCTCATTGAAGATCTCCTAATTTTGCTTTAATAACCCATTCTTCAAACAGATCATCAATAGTTGCGTCAATATCAAAATTATCCTTATTAACTACGCAACTGTCTAAATAAATTTCTTCTAGTATTTCTTTATGTGAAAATGTGTCCATTAAAATTTTAAACTTTTTTTGTGTATTAATTCTCATAACTTACCTCCAGTTAATGTCTAGAATATATAATACCATAAGAACAAAAAAAAGTAAAGCCATTTTTAAACTTCCTTTGTTTATTTAGCCCTGACCGGAACTAAATGAGTATACTATTAAAACTGTTGCGCCTATTAGTAAAACAATATCGAATAAAATCATGAATACTACCATATATTTACTCCTTTATTTCAAAATGAGGCAGATCATTAAACGTGTTTCCTTTAAGGTCAAAATCTCCCTTCCAATTACCGCCCCAGCGCAGCTTTATGCCCTTCATTGCTGCAATGCCTAGGACTATTCCAGCCATGAGGACAAACCGCTCACGATCGTTATAATCAATCGGAAATGGGCATACGTCCACGGCTTTACTGGGAATCGCATTATGATTGCCTTTAGGGTATTTTAATTTAGAGTTGCCTTTAGCAAACGCCGCATCTTGGTCAACTTGATTGCGATGCCCTTCAGTTACAGATACGTCCATAACTTTAATCAATTCCATCATAATTTCAATTAATCTGGGATCACAGGTTCGTAACTGGTCTAAGCTTTTTTTTCCAAATTTAGGCATAAAGTTTCCTTGTTTAAAAGGGAATTGAGACAATTGTTATTACGATTAAAGCTATTATTATTGTGGCTACCATCTGGGACATTCTCTGTCCTCCGGATTTGACTGGCACCAGCGGTATTGGCTATCGTCAAGTTTAAGCTGTATTGTGCATGAAGTTAGGAGTAATAAATATACTAACATTACTTTTGACATTTAATTACTCTTGGATGAAGTTGGCACCAAGTTTTGTCATCTGGCTTAGGGTTTTCCACACACGAAGTTAGGAATACTAAGCACAGTAACATTATCTTTGGCACTGTTTTTTCACAATCCCTAAAACTTCTTCGGGACTTTCTTGAATAAGTATGTAGTCCCCAGATGCGTACGTCAACACGTTTCGCTCCCGAACTACCTCTACCGAAACAATCTGATTTACATTTATAATCAGCTCTCGGCTAGGTACGCTAACATTAGTACTATGTAACATAATAAAACACATTAATCCAATCATTTTTTGTTCCCGTCGATATCTTCTTTTTTGATACCGCAATGTTTACAATCTTCGTAAAATCTAGACAACCCTTGAGTTTTTATAAATACGTGCTCGCAATTCTTTTTATCGTCTGCTTCTTTTTTCCATTTAGCTGATTTTTCTTTACTCGGAGCTTCAGTTTCATCATCATAGTCCCAATCCATTGTTGGATCGTAGCCCCAAGGCTTTCCTTTTCCGTACCCATTGTGTTCAATTTCGTATTCGTCTTCATAGTCGGATTCGTCATCTGAAAACCCTGTAACTCCGCCTTCGTTCATCATGCGGAATATTTCATCTACCGATTCCGAATCGAGTACTGTATAATCATCTGCATCAAAGTTTGAGTCCGACTCATAGTTTGTTTCTTCGGATTCAGTTGCAGACCCATACACTCCGTAAGTAAATTCCATATCGTGCTCAAAGTCTGTATACGTCATAGTTTTTTTCATTTTACACCTCTGAATTTATTATATAACTGGTTAGCCTTTTTGTCAACTTAAATAAAAAAACCCCAGGGACATAACCTTGTGGGGGCAGCGGTCACCTGGGGTACTTAGCAGAAAAGCGCCCGTAGGCACTTAAATAAAAAAGCCCCACATTCGCAGGGCTTTTTCTTTATCTTGGAGGAGGTAGTACTATTGTACCACAGATGTTAGAGATTTGCAATTATAATTAAAATCACCATCATTATTGCTACGTACACACTAAATTTTATTTTGTTTATCATTTGTCTGCTCCTAGTTGTTTTGCAATCTTAACACATTCTATTGTATTTTTAATTGGGTGCTCCCGTAGACTTTTCCATTGAGTAATAACTTGATAGCACCTGTAATGCAGAATGCCTTCAGTTGTAATGCTGTAAGCAATTGTAAACACTAAACCTAGAATAATAGCTCTTAACATATTAAGATGCCTCCTTTTCTTTTCCAGTTTTGCGGTCAATAAATCGACGTTTCTTCATAAAGGTTTGGGCACTTAAATCGTCATAGTACATAGTTGGCTTGTTTAAACAGGCAAAAACGTAATCTTCCAGACCTAAAGCTTGAACTACTGCCTTAGCCCAAACACTGCCCCCGTGGGACCAAACAATGTTTGTAGCGCCTCGAAGAGCGTACTGCCTAAGCAGATTTCGGTGATAAATGTGCACCCACCCAACTGATTTGTGCCCGTTGCAATCAAATTCAACTAGCTCTAATCCTTCTGTATCTGTAGGCTGTGTCCACATTACTAACGTATCGTCCACATCCCAATAAACTGTAGTGCCCGGGTTACATGCGATCATTTTTCCTCCAATAGCTCATCTATTTTCTGTTTATGCTGTCTAAAAGCCTCAGTAACTGCTTCGGCTAGAGGTCTGCCTATAGTTACGTGTCCGGCGTACAATCCTAAAATAAATACAGTTAGCACCACTAAATAAATTCTCATATTTACATCCATAGGTAATCGGGCATATCGTTTATTTCTTTAACTCTTCTTGCTAATTCTTTTTCTTTGCAAAGTTTCATTAAATGTTTTTTATATTCTTCTCCGCCCTCTAATAGTTCTAATTCTAGTAACAATATAGCAATTTTGATTTCTTTCATATTTAATCCTCAACTTCAACAATTGGTATTATTAGTTCAAATACTGATCCTGCTAGCTTTGGCGCTCTAGGTATAACTTGCACTTGTGCGTTTTTGTTTACGTTTACAAAAGTTATTAAAGCCTCGTTACTTTTTTCACTGTTTGAATCACAGCTTAAAACCGCAGCCGGGGTCTTAATATACGTAATGTAAAAGCTTTTAGTATTGTTTTTTCCCCGGTAACATAAGACCTTAGTCCCAGCTTTGATTTCCAACCATCCGCCATTGTCATTACTTAACATAGCGGTTATGGTTAAAATCTGTGGCAACATTACTACTGCGCTGTGGTCCAGAGTATGGTAGTTGTTATTGACCCACGGAAGCACAGATCTGTCTACTATTAAAGATATGGAGCTAGCCTTGGAGTTAGTGCCATTAGTACCATTAGCACCATCAGTACCATCAGCACCATCAACACCGTGACTACCAGGAGTTCCGGCTACGCCGTGAATGCCCTGCGTCCCTTGGATGCCTTGAGCGCCGGTTTGCCCTTGGACACCAGCTTGCCCTTGAGCGCCGGTTTGCCCTTGAGCGCCGGTTTGCCCTTGAGCGCCGGTTTGCCCTTGGACACCAGCTTGCCCTTGATCGCCAGTCTGCCCTTGGACACCTTGGACACCTTGGGCGCCAGTTTGCCCTTGGCTGCCTTGATCGCCTTGCGCGCCTGATACGCCTGTGGCTCCAACACTTCCAGCACTACCCGCAGCTCCATCGTGACCGGATCCGCCTGCAGGTCCTTTATCGCCAGAACTCCCTTGTGCACCAGTAGATCCAGTATTGCCAGTAAATCCTTGTTGCCCTCTACTACCTTGAGTACCTGTTTCACCTTTTTCTCCTTTGGGGGGTTTGGCGCATGAGACTAAACTAAAACATATTAGAAATAAAATTGTTTTTTTCATAATCAGTCTCCTTTTTTATTTAATATTTGTAGCAACAATAATCATAACTAGTAACAAAATTAAGTTTTTTGAGATGTATCCCATAACTACTCCTTGTTGGTCAGTGGTAATACTATTATAGCACAAAAAAATTAACTGCACAAGTAGGGTAAGTATCTGTTTATACACAAGTTTATAAATACTTAGACACAAGTTTTATGTAGTTTTTAGCTGTTTTTGATTTAATAGCGCCCTCTCTAGTTCCTACGTTGTACCTAGCGTACCAATGCTTTTCCTTGTGT